TGCCCCGGCTGCTACGACTGCACCCCGGACCCCGACGAGCCGTGTGCGTGCCTGCCGGACACCGGTATTGACTTCAGCAGCGAGGTGGCTGCGTGATGGCCGCCGCCGACGAATTCCGCAACGACTTTGCCGCGCTGTTCGTCCGCCTCGAAGACGCCCGCGGCTGCGTCCACGTCACCGAAGACGGCGCCATGTTCACCCATGACGCCGCCATGGGCGAGAACGAGATCTGCGTCGAGGCACCGGACTTCGCCGACGCTCTCGGTGAGCTGAAGTGGCTGACCGGCGAGACCGCCGCCCGCATCGAGGCGCTGACCGACGCCGTGGAGCAGCTGCACCGCACCGCACACGGCACCGACGCATCGCTGCTGCTGTGCCCGTACGCGCCGTGCAGCGGCCTGCGGCGGCACCTGCCGAACGCGCGTGGGGTGGTGCCAGCATGAGCGCGCCCGAGCCCTACTTCGACGATGGCACCGTGACGCTGTACCTGGGCGACTGCCGCGAGGTGCTGCCGAAACTTGGGCTGCAGCCGGATTCCTGCGTTGCTGATCCGCCCTACGGCGAGACCGCTTCCGAGTGGGATTGCTGGCCCGATGGCTGGGTTGACGCAGTTGCGAAGGCGCTACCGTCCTCGGCGTCGCTGTGGTGCTACGGCTCGGCACGGCTGTTCATGGACCGCCTCGGCGACTTCGCCGGGTGGCGCTTCCACCAGGAAGCCCTGTGGGTCAAGCGCAACGGCACCGGGCCCGGTCAGAGCGACCGCCTGACCCGCATCCACGAGTGGGCCTATCACTGGTACCGGGGCCGGTGGTCTGACATCCACCACGAGTGGGAACGCGAGCGCGCCACCAGCAACCGCGGCGGCGACGTCGTGCGCAAGGCTGCCCGCGCTGCGGAACACCAGCGTGCCGGACGGGCCTCCACGTGGCAGGACGACGGCATGCGGCAGCCCCGCAGCGTCGTGTACCTGATTGATGCGCCGTCGGTGCGCAACAGGAAGCGGCACCCCGACGAGAAGCCCCTCGCCACCGTCATACCGCTGGTCCGCGAGTGCACACCACTCGGCGGTCTGGTCCTGGACCCGTTTGCGGGGTCCGGCTCCACGCTCGACGCGGCCCGCCAGTGCGGCCGGCGGTCGGTCGGGATCGAGAAGAACGAGCGGTACGCCGAGGCCGCCGCAAAGCGGCTGAGTCAGCCAGTACTGGAGGCATCATGACCGCCCGCCCCGTCCCGCGCGCGCAGCTGCCCGCCGACGCGACATGCGTCCTGACCGCCGGCGGCGCCCCGCCGGACGAGCTGGAGCTGGCGCAGATCGAGCAGTTCCGGACCTTCCTGCGCTCCCACAAGGACATCGGCGAGACCAAGGCCTGCGTCGTCACCTACGGCGACGGCAACTGCCCCCACATCCCCGACCGGGCGTACCCGGCCGACCCGAACCCGCACCTGGAGGCGTGACCATGGTCGCCACGACCCCGTCCGGAAAGGTCATTACCTGCGACGGCTGCGGAGCTCCCATCGAGGAGGTCCGCGACGACATGAAGCACCCGGTGCTGTACCCGCACCAGTGGGCCGAGAAGAACGTGATCTACATCGTGTGCTCACCGCTGCCCGACGGCACCCAGCCATGCCTGAACCTCGCACGTCTGGCCGACGAGCTGTTCGAAACCACCAAGTGCCGCGTCCCCGGCTGTACCGGCGACCGCTGCCACACCGCAAGGAGGAGCCAGACGTGACAACCGCTCCTGACCCGCAGACCACGCTGACCGCACGTGAGATCGCGCGCAAACACCTGACCGTCGACGGCATCACCCTCACCCCGGCCGACATCGTCGACGCCGTCAAGGCCTACTTCGGCGACGGCCTGGACACCGACACGCTCCAGTCCTGGTGCCTGGCACTGCGGGACGAACTGTCCCGCGCGAACGTCACCACCACGGTGTCCATGTCCTGGCCAGATGAGCAGCCGCCGACCCCGCTGGGCGCCCCCGAGCTGGAGACGGAGAACGCCCGACTGCGGGAAGAGCTCGAGGCAGCCCGGATACGGCTAGACCTGCTGGCCCTTCCCGTCACCACCGACGGACTACGCGCCGTCCTTGCGGTCGTCGAGCGGCGGGAAGCCGCGGAGTCCGGGATCCCCGAGCGTCAGGCGCAGCTGCTCGCGGCCATCCGCCGAGACGGCGGCGACTGGTCGCCGATGCGCGCATGCGACCAGCTGCGAATCGACGGCCACGTCGTCACACGCGAACGCGCCCAACAGATCATGAAGCAGCTGGCCGAGCGCGGCTACCTGGAGCCAATCCGACCCCGCGCATACACCTACCGGCTCGTGACGTCTCAGCCGACGCCCCAGTGCACCAGCCACGCGCACCCGGACTTCGTTGAAGACCAGACCATCCGTTGCGAGTTGCCGGCCGATCACACCTGGCACCGCAACGGTGAGAGGACGTGGATGCCGTGACCGCGCTCCCGTCCAAGCCCGTCTGGACCCGTGTCGACCCCTGGGAGTGGTCCGTCGTCGTGACCCTCGCCAGCGGCACCGAGCGGACGCGCCGCGTCTGCAAGACCCGCTTCAAGGATCGGGGCCGCAAGGAGTGGTTCGTCCTGGACGACGGCCACGAGCCCTGGTGGCTGGCCTCGAACATCGACGACGCCAAGGACGAGTTCCTGCTGGCCTGGCACGGCTGGCGCCGCCCCTTCGGGTTCGTCGACGGCGACGGGACCCGGCCGATCTACGGCAAGAACGGCCTGCGCCGCGAGCGCTCCGTGATCCTTGCGGAGATCAAGGCCGCATACCGCGCCGAGCGGAGGGCTGGACGGTGACCGCGCTTGAGAACCTGGGGCAACTCATCGGCCCGGGCGCTGCCGAGGCCTTCAGCGAAGCCTTGATCAAGGCCCACGAGATTGGCGTACAGTCCGCACGCCAGTTTCCCAAGGTCGAGATCTACCGCTGGGTCTGCCCCGTCTGCAACGGCGCCGGCCGCTGCGAGTCCGGCGAACGCTGCCTGCACTGCCACGGCAACGGCCTCACCAACGACATCGGCGGCTGGGACCCCACCGAATGCACACCCGCGCCCCGGCCGCCTGCTGTTATGGCCCGGCCCTGCGCCGACTGCGCATACCGGCCCGGCAGCCCCGAGGACGAATCCTCCATGACCATCAAGCTGCCCGGCCCGGACGAGCCGTTCTTCTGCCACTACGGCCTACACCGCATCGGCGACGGCTACGTCAACACCGCCACCATGGGCGAACTCCCGCTCGGCGCGATGCTGTGCGCCGGCTGGTGGGCGACCGCCAACGGGCAGCCCCGGCCCGAGAAGCCGTTCCGCGACCCCGGCGGCAACGACCGGCGCGCCGACGCACCGGAGCGTGCCCGATGACGCGCCAAGGAGACCGCCGCCGCTTCGCGATCGTCGGAGTCCTGGCCGAACGCGGCCCGTCCACCGCGATCAGCCTCTGCCACGCGCTGCACCGCGGTCCCGGCACGATCTACCCCGACCTGGTGGCACTGGAACAGCAGGGCCGCGTCGTCAGCTACTGGGGCGACGCCGTACCCGGAACCGAGCTGCGGCGCCGCATGTACCGGCTGGCCACCGACGACGAACGCCGCGACCACCAGCGCCGCCGCGAACAGCTGGAGGCGGCGAAGCGCGCACCCGCGAAGCCTCCGCTGCGCGTCGTACCGAAGCCCTGCGGCGGTGCGGCATGAGCCGCCGCGCCGACCGCCGCCGCGAGGTCATCGAATGCCAGCTGCTACACGGCCCCGCGACAGTCCGGCAGCTGGCCCGCGTACTCCGGCGCCCGCAGCTCCTCATCTGGGACGACCTGACCGCTATGGAGAAAGCCGGCGCCGTCATCACCGAGTGGGTGCAACGCCCGGGCTGGCCCGACGGCGCGAAGGTCGCCGCCTACCGACTGCCGACGCTCGCCGAGACAGACACGCAGGCCGCGTATCAGGCCGCGATGGAACAGCGGATACGCGCCGCGTTCCAGGCCCGGGCCGAACAGGTCGCGCCCGACACCACGACAACCCCAGGGGGAACATCATGAACGGCCAACCCGAGCCGCCCACCGCGCTTGACCACGCCACCAGCCGCTGGCACGAGACCAACATCGCCATCGGCGAAGCCTCCGGTCACGGCAACCCGCCCGACCCGTACCGCTACGCCGCACTCCTGGACGCCCGCGCCGGCTGGTGGGACCACCTCGGCCAGCTCGCCGACCGCGCTGCCGGCACCGGCCCGGGCGTCATCCGCGACCTCTATGCCATCGCCTGCACCTACGCGGCCGAGCTCGACCGCCAGGGCGCCGCCGAGGTCCGGTTCCGGCACCGCATCCCCACGCTGCACCCCGGTGCCGAAGCGACCCGTCTCGGCCTGGATGGCGAGCCCGGCCACCGCTGCGAACAGTGCTGGCGCCCGTGGCAGATGGACCGTGACGGCGCCTGCGAGGCCTGCCCCGACCTGATCTGGGGGATCACGCCGCACAGCCGGGACGAGGCCTCCGCCTACCCGCCGGGGCAGCCGTGGGAGCCGGTGGCCCGGTACCCGGAGGACGACGAATGATCCTCACCACCAAGACCGAGGTCGACGAGGGTAAGCGCGCGCTCGTCGAGGAAGTCGACGAGGCCGCCGCCGCCATCGCACGCTGGCAGGCCGACCCCACCGATAGGAAGCGGTTCACCGCCGCTGACAACGCGATGATGCGGGCCGGCGCCGCGCTCGCCGAGTACGAGCAGACGCTGAAGACCTGGGCGGCCGGACCGAGCACAGTCGGACAGGAGAAGCGATGAGCACCGACACGCCGCCGCCACGCGAAGCCCGGCTTCCCAGCGGCACCTACGAAGGCAGCTGGTACGACGACCAGCCGATCACCGCGCAGCAACTGGCCGGGCTCAGCGACAGCGTTGAGTCCGGCGAGTTGCCCAGCTACTCGCGGTTCGTCGTACGTAAAGTGCTGGCCGAGGTCGAGCGGCTCGGTGGCGAGCTCGGGCAGCTCCTCGAGGAGAAGGCCGCCGCATTCGTCGACGCCACCACGATGTTCCGCGGCCTGACCATCCGCGATGGACAGGCCCACCTCGAGATCGAACCGGCCCGCGAGATGATCCTGATCTGGTGCGCCTCGGTCCGGGCCATGCTCGACGAACACCTGGCCCAGAACTACACCGAGACCGAACTGGAGATGCCGGCGAACTCGGTGTCGCTGGACATCCAGGACGGCCAGAACCCCACCGACTCCTACACGCTCACGCTCCAACGCCGGTACGGCAAGACGCCGCACCAGCTGCGGATGGAGGCCGAACGGGAACGGGACGAGCTGCGCGAACGGCTCGCCGAGATCGGCGGATTGCGGCCTGACCGCGAAGTCGGCATCCAGCGTCCCGGCGAAGAAGTCGAGCAGTGGTGCGGCTACTCGGACCTTCAGGTCCAGGCGTCGGCGGCCGATACGGGCGCGAAGTTTATGGAGCGAACTGCATACCGGACCAGTTGGACTGAGGTGACCCACCGTGTCTGAGCCGATGAGCGACGCCCGCCTGGAGCAGCTTGCCGGACTGGCCGAGCTGCCGTGCAGTTGCAACGACGCTGACTGCGGCAACTACACCAGCGCGCTGACAGCCGTCGAGACGCTGGAGCTGGTGGCCGAGGCGAAGCGGGCCAGCGCCGAGCTGGCGAAGCTGCGCCCCGAGTACGGCGTCCGCGTCAGATACACCAGCACGCGCATACGCGAAGAAGCCATCAGCGACAACGCCGGCGACGCCCGCGAGCAGGCCGCGAAGGTTGCCGAGAACCCCAACGTGGTGAGCGCGGTGCCGCTCAAGCGTCCGGCCGGCGAGTGGGAGGAGCTGGGCGCTGATGCCTGAGCTGATCAGCGTGGCCGTCGCGCTCGCCGCCGCCTACGTCCTCGGCTGGTGCGGACGCGGTGAGCGGGAGAAGCGGCTCGCGCGGCAGCCCAAGACGCTCAAGCAGCTCGCGCGCGAACAGGGCGTGAAGCCGTGGACGAGCATCGACGACATGCCGACGGCGCGGCACGACCTGTTCAGCGCCGAGGACCTGGCCAGGTGGGATGCGGCGGTCCGGGAGGCGAGAGGGCAGTGACGAAGCGAAAGCGGAAGCCGAAGCGGAAGGTCGCTCCCGGGTGGTGGTGGCGATTCCCGGTGATGTGTGCGGTGCTGGCGCTGCCCGTGCTGCCGATGCTGGGGCCCGGATGGGTGCTCGCGCACGTCTCAGACCTCGTTGCGAGGGTGCCATGACCAAGGCACCACGCACGCTTCCCGAGCAGATCCCGAACATCGACGACGTGCGCGCCGGCCGCGCCATCATCCGCACGCCACGAGGCGTCTACATGGCCGCCGAAGTCGCCGAGAAGCTGAAGAAGGCTGCGAAGCCGGACGACCCGTGGAGCAGCCCCTACGCACTGTTCGGCGTACCGATCTACGTGGTGCCGCCGGCGCGTAAGGCCCCGTGGCGGGTCCGTGCCTGGCGGCGACTACGGAAGGCGGCCGGACGATGAGCGACCCAACCCCGGTGAACGGCGTCATGCCCCAGCGCTACCACCAGCGCGAATGGCTGAAGGAGTTCGGCCACCCCCAGGCGCACGTCCACGCGGCCCAGTGGCTACACGCCGAGGACAAACGAGACCTCGACGCGATCCAAGCGCTCACCGAACACGGACATCAACTCGGCGAGAAGCTGACCGTCTGGCCGACATTCCCTGGCACCGGCGGCAACGTCGAGATCGGTAGCTGGGTCATGCGGGACCGGCACGGCAACGTGTTCGTGATGTTCGACGAGCACTTCAGGAACCGCTACGAGGAGTGCCATGACGCCGGTCATTGAGAACACGATCACCGACCTGACCAGTATCGCCGTCTTCGTCACCGCCTGGTGGGTGCTCGTCATCGGCGTCGCCCGCGAGATCGGATGGTGGCCGCGGTGAACACCCCGATGCACGCCGCCGATCTGCTGACGATCGTCGCCACCGGCAACGGCCAGGACGTCCTCGACGCCGTAGAAGCGATGACCGTCCTACACGGCCAGTTCCTGACCGCGCTCATGATGCGCACCGTCCTGGACCGGCTCGACGCCGAGAAGCTCATGCGGCTCGGCGACTGGGACTTCGGAGGCGAGTCGATGCGGTGGACACCCGAGCCGGCCGAGCCCGTCGACGGCGTCGCGACACTGGCCGCAGCCGAGCCGACCAATCCCGCAGCGACAAAGGAGCGACCGTCATGACCAGCATCGCTGGCGACAATCCGGCCAGCCGTCGGCCGCGATCGCGAACCAAGACGGCCGCCGAGTGGGGCGGCCACCACTGGATCGCGTTCCTCCTGGCGGGAATCGCCGTAGGGCCATTCCTTGCCAGGTTTTCCTCCCCGTGGGACAGCCCCCTCAGGACCGCAGTCACAGCGGTCATGGCCCTGGCCCTCTTCCTAGGGCTGCGACACGACGCGAAGCTGTGCGAGCGGTGCGCCGTCCGGATGCCGTTGGACGGCAACGCTGAAGCGGCACGACACGCGCGACAGCTGCACCTGATGCACCGCCCTGCCCTGTGGCTCGCCCTCGTTCTTGCCGGGCTTCCCATGACGTTCCTGCCGCCGTGGTGGGCGGCGTTCGCTGGTGAGGTCGCCGCCGTGCCGTTGTCGATGTATGCGTGGGTGTCCTCGCGTACCCACCGGCGGCTCTACCCGTGGTGCCCGCGCTGCAACTGGGGCGACGGCGGCGACGGGATCCGAGAACCGAGCCCGGACCCGTCCATCGACGCACCCAGCCCGCAGATGGCCTGATGGGTGCACCAACAACCGACGAGAAAGAGGTCCACGTGGCGACCGAGAACCCCGCGGTGCGACCGGGCCACGGCCCCGGCGTGCCCGGCGCCATGCACCTGGAGGCCTTCGGCCAGAGCATCGCCGACGCATTCGGTAAGTGCCCGTACCAGGTCGGATCCTCGACGACCAGCAAGACCTGGCGCGACGTCGACGTGCGGCTGATCCTTGACGACGACCAGTTCCACGCGCTGTTCCCCGGCTTCGCTACGGCGAACCACGTCGACGCCTTCTGGTCGCTGATCTGCGCCGCGCTGTCCGAGCTCGGCCGGGCCCGCACCGGGCTCCCGATCGACTTTCAGATCCAGTCGATGACCGAGGCGAACGAGAAGTACCCGGGCGGGATCCGCAACCCGCTGATGCTGATACGGGCCCGCGACGAGCACAAGCCCACCATGAAGGAGGCCAGCCGTGCATGACCCGTACGTCGTGGCATGGGAGATCAAGCGCCCGTGGCCCAGCAGCTACCAGACGAACAACCGCCGGCGCCGCTACTGGCCAGCGATGATCACCGTATGGCACTACGAACCCGACGGCCACAACTGGGGCACCAAATGCAACCGCCGCGGCCACTGGCGCTGGCACGTGCACCACTACCGCGTCCAGGTGCGTCCCCTGCAGCACCTGCGCCGCAGGGTTCTGACGCGCTGCGCCTGGTGCGGCGGTCGAAGCCGCAAACACGACTGCGTCAACTTCGGGACCTCCTGGAACGGCGTCCGCAGCCGCTGGTGGCGCAGCGAGGCCGGCCTCATGCACCACGACTGCCACACCGTCTGGGGCGTCAGCCGCAAGTGCCTATGCGAGGTCCCGGACGTCAGCGACGGCTACGGCAGGTGCCGCCACTGCGACAAGTTCCGCGCATGGGGCGCCGACGTCAGCGAAGCCGACCTGCTCCTCGCCGAGCTCCCAACCGGCAGCCGGATCCCGGTCGAGCTGCGGCCCCGACTCGAAGCGATCTGGGACGAACGGCTCCGGGCCCGTGGCGTCGACCCCTCGACCACCGTTAAGCCGTGGAGGTAGCGATGGAGGAGCAACCCAGGATCGCGCTCGCCGACTACCTCCAGGAGTCCGAGATCGAGACACACATCCTCGTCCAGGAGGAAGACTCCGTCCGGGCGGACTGGTGGCGCGCCAGCTGCGGACTCCACGACTGGTACACCACCGGCAGCAGGCCCAACGTCGAGGACGCCGCTGCCCATCACGTTGCCTGGGACCACACAGCATGCGCGGCCCTCGACCCCGACTCACCCGCCGACGCCCCGCTGTACTGCCGCATGCTCCCCGGTCACGGCGACGACCACGCGAACGGCGGCCGCTGCTGGGCCAACGACCGGCCGCCGGCCGTGACGCCGAACCGCCGTGAAGCGGCCGCGCCGATTACGCGGCCCGCCTCGCACTACTTCGCCGATGAGCGCAGCCGCAAGGCCTTCCTCGCGCTTTTCGGCGATGAGCTGGACGCCTGGTTCACGCCCGACTTCGCGCAGTACGTCCGCACCGGCAGCTACCCGGCGGCCGGCGGCGTGCAGCAGCCGGAAACGAGCATCAGCGCCGCGCCAGAGCTCGAAGAGATCCGCGCCCGCAACCGGCGCCTGGCGGACGTCCCCTTCCAGACACACGGCACGATCCACGGGCGCGCCTGCATCCCCTGCGAACTAGTGCGGGCCATCAGCGACGTGACCGCGCTGCTGGAGATCGTGGACGGGCTCAGCGCAGTACCCGACACGACGCCCTTCGCGATGCAGCAGCCAGAGTACGAAGCCGAGAACCGGCGACTGTGGGAGGACCTTGCCCGGGCCAACCTGGCGCGTGGCGAAGCCGACCTGCGCGTCGCTCAGCTGCGGCTTGTACTGAGCTCGACACTGCGGGCGTTCACCAAGAAACGACGCCGGCGCGGCCGCGAAACGCTGCGAACCAACTGGATCGAGGCGGCGACCATCGAACGTGGGTGGCGCGTCTTCGAGGAGACAAGGCGAACGGGGGCGCCTGGGCAACTGGGGCGCAAGCCATGAGCGACGCGTGGGCCAACGGCATCCTCGTTGCGTTCATCGCGTTCGCCTTGATCGTAACGATCGCGTTTGCCGTTACGACCGGCTATGACGACAGGGGGAAGCGGTGAAGAGGTGGGGCTGATGGAGACGGAAGGCCTGGAGTGGATCGGTTGGTTGCTGCGCGCCTGTCGGGCAGTCCGCGCCATCGGGTGGTGGGCGCGCCTTTCCCTGCGCTACGCGTTGATCACCGCCGTCACAGATGAGGCCTCTCGCTTGGCGGCCGAGCTGGCAGCGGCAAAGCCCCCGCCCAGCGGTGCACTTCGACAGTCGCTCAGGAAGGGAATCCAATGAGCCCGCTGGACTACCTGCGTGCCATGGCCGGGCGCCGGAAGCCGGCCACCGGCGGCATCGTGCGGTACGACCCCGCGAAGCCGATCATCACGCCGAACCACTGTTACGTTCAGCGCCCAGCCCCGGAACACGCGCCGGCATATGCAAAACTGACAATTCGGCTGGGTGGCCCGACACCTGAGGACGTGCGGAGGATGGCGGAGGGCCTGCGGCTGCCCGTCTCTGCAATGCCAGGGCCAGCCAAGTGCGAACAGCAGGCACAGGCTGCAGGACGCTCGCCGGCCGCAGCCGAAACGGGGTGCCCCTGCGGCGTGATCTACAGCCGCTGCTACTACCCGGTAACGCACGCGGCACCGAGGCGCTAACCCGAACCGGCTGCGCGGCCGACCCCCGGAGCCGTAGCCTGACCGCCCAGCCTCTCCATCGAATCGGGAAACGATGAGCGCCATAAACCTGGGAGACCTCCCCACCTGGATCGCAGGACTCGGAGCCTTCGCCGCGGTCGCCACGGCCCTATGGGTCGCCCACGACGGCAACACGAAGAACGAGGCCCACCGCCTCGAAGACCGCGGCCACGCCCTGACCGATTTGATCGAGGAACGTCGGCGAGCCGACAAAGCCCTGCTGGAAGAGCGTGCAATCGCCCAGGAAAACCTCGCCGACGAGCGGAAGCTCGCCGCCGGCCAGCGCCGTGCCGACCACCTGACCCGGCTGCTGCTCGAGGTCTACGACCTGTACGGCGCGTCCGTCGGGACCACCTCTGCGCCCGTGCGCAACGACGCCCTGTTCCGGATCCGGCCGCGACTCGCCGTCCTACCGCCCGAGCTTGCCGTCGCCATCCGCATCGGAGTCAGTGACTCGACCTCAACCGAGAGCCGGCGCAACAAGGAAGCGTGGCTGCGACACCGGCTTGGTCTCCCCCAGGTGCCGAAGTCCAACGGGATCACCTGGGAGATCGTGAGCCGCGAAGCCGAGTTCGACCTGTGGTGGGTGCAGCAGATCGACGCGCCCCGGCTGGACCACCATCCGTATCCGTGGCACGACTTCGATACCCTACGCAACGCCGAGGACTAAGAACACGGTGAGGCCCGGCTCAGGCTGGCGGTCAAACCGTTCGCCAGCATCCTGACCAACGGCTACCGTGAGGGACGTCCAGGTGCGACGGGCAACTCGGTTACTTCTTTCGCAAAGGTGCTAAACCGAACCGCCCATACGGATCTCTGGGCACTGAAAACAACAGAGCTTCCCCGCTGGGTGCGCAGGCCGTGGTTACTTCACCTGTTAAGTGAGTGTTGCCGGTTCGAGTCCGGCCGGGTTTCGGCCCGTAGCTTAATTGGCAAAGCGCTACGTCACCGCAGCCGTCTTGATCTCCGGCGGGTCCAACTTCATAAGCACCTCCCGGTGCGCTGGTCGCGGGTACTTCTTGCAGAGGATCGGTTCGAATCCGAGCGCCGCTTCGGCGGTGACGACGTATGGCTACGTCAAATCCGCTGCCAACCTGACCTCGGGAGGAGCACACAGACTTCGGTCGCGCCCGGTGCGCAGGCGGCGAGTTCATCCTTTGGGAGGACGAGGTCGCCGGTTCAAATCCGGCCCACCCCGGGAAGCCGGGGCGGTGGCTCAGCCTGGTAGAGCGCGTAAATTCTCGCAGCCGAGTTGACCTCGGGCGCGACCGTCTGATCAGGGCTCCTTCCGCACACCAGCAGGAAGGAGCCCTCTCCATGTCGAAGTTCAACAAGCCGGTGGCGGTCGCGGCCCGCACGACCTCCCCGATCATCAGCACCACGCCGGCCACAACCCACCAGGGCGGCGCCGGCTTCGCGCGCGACGCGAAGTCGGAACTCTTCCTCCTCGCCGTCACCAACATGGTCGGCGAGAACACCTTCTACGAGACCGCCAGCGCCCGCGACACCCGCTTCGAGGAACTCGTGCACCAGGTCGCGGTCCTCGACGGCGACTGGATGCGCCGCTTCATCCCCTGGCTGCGCGCCGAAGCCAACATGCGCTCGGCGTCCCTGGTGGCCGCAGCCGAAGCCGTCCACGCGCGGCTCGCAGCCGGACTGGCCGGCGACAACCGCCAGATGATCGCCGCCGCATGCCAGCGCGCCGACGAGCCCGGCGAGATGCTCGGCTACTGGGACTCCCGCCACGGCCGCGCCATCCCGAAGCCGGTGAAGCGCGGCGTCGCCGACGCCGTACAGCGGCTCTACAACGGCAAGAGCCTGCTCAAGTACGACACCGACACCCGCGGCCACCGCTTCGGCGACGTCATCGACCGCGTCCACCCGTCGCCGGCCCCGGACAAGCCGTGGCAGGGCGACCTGTTCCGCTACGCCCTCGACCGCCGGCACGGCCGCGAGGACACACGCCTGCCGGAAGGCAACTTCACCCTGGCCGCGCGGCAGCGCCTGATGGACCTGCCGGTCGCGATGCGGCGCGAATGGCTCACCAACATCCCGGACGTCGCCGAGAAGCTGCGCGAGGCCGGCATGACGTGGGAGTCGCTCGCCGGCTGGCTCCAAGGCCCGATGGACGCCGCAGCGTGGGAGGCGATCATCCCATCCATGGGCTACATGGCGCTGCTGCGGAACCTGCGGAACTTCGACCAGGCCGGAGTCTCCGACGAGGTGGCCGAGCAGGTCGCCGCACGCCTGGCCGACCCGGAGCAGGTGGCACGGTCCCGGCAGTTCCCCTTCCGGTTCTACGCCGCGCACAAGAACACCGGCTCGCTGCGGTGGGGCCACGCGCTGGAGAAGGCACTGAAGTCGTCGCTGGCGAACGTGCCCGTGCTGCCCGGCCGCACGCTGGTGTTGGTGGATCAGTCGCCGTCGATGTTTCCCGGCTTCTACTACTCCACGCCGAACACCTCCGACATTGCCCTGGCGGAGAAGGCTGCGCTGTTCGGCTCGGCAATCGCGCTGCGCGCCGAGCACGCCGATCTCGTCGGCTACGGCTTCGCCAACTACAAGGTGCCGATCGGAAGGGGCGATGCGGTACTGGAGGTGATGAAGCGCTTCCACGTGGAAGACGGCACCGACACGCCGCGCGCGATGGTGGAGAACTTTGCCGGCCACGACCGGGTCCTGATCGTCACCGACGAACAGACCGCACACTCGCGGCTGCCCGGCCGCACCGTAGAGAACGCGGTCCCGGCGAACGTGCCGGTCTACACCTGGAACCTGTCGGGCTACCGCCCGGGCCACGGGCCGTCCGGGACCGCGCGCAGGCACACCTTCGGTGGCCTCACCGACCAGGCGTTCCGCATGATCCCGCTCCTCGAGGCGGCCCAGTCCCAGTCGTGGCCGTTCTGATTGATGGACTGCTGAATGCAGAGAAGCCCCGGCCGAGGCCGGGGCTTCTCCGTGCGGTCAGTAGTTCACCACAGTCAGGAACTCGATGTTCTGCGGGAAGATCCGGCCGCCGCGCAGCTCGACATCGGCGACGTCGGAGCCGATGACATTCCGGTAGAGCCGCTGGATCGTGCCGACCACCGGGTCCGGGAACTCGCTGACCTCCAGCCGCACCCGGTCCCCGGGCTGCACGTGCCGCGCCGGGCCGGACAGCGCCGCCAGGACGTCGTCGGCGGTTGCCGGGGCGGTGCACACTCGGTAGTCCAGGATGTAGTTGAAGTGGCCGGTGTGGCCACAGCCCCGGCAGACGGTGTCGTTGTGCAGGCTGTCCGGGACGTCGCCGAGGCGGTACCAGTGACCGCGGGCCGTGACCGTCACGCGGATCGCGTCCCAGCCCGCGAACCGGCCCCGGGCGTTGCGGCCGGTGGTGAACACCCGGACGCCGTCGGCCATGCCGCCGGGGAACGTCGGCAGGATCTCACGGACCCCGGTGGCCGGGTCGATGACGAGGGCGCCGGACCGCTCGGCGGCCGCGGCCGCCAGGAGCCGGTCGAGCTCGGCGAGCAGGCCGGGCGGCAGCGCGAGCAGCTGCTCGCCGTCGGCGTTCTCGACGCCGGGGTGCGCGGCGTAGAAGGCGTGGAGCCGGTCGCGGGCCGGGGTGATGGTGGGCATGCGGTTCTCCTGGTTCGGGTCGGTGGTGGCTGGCGGATCAGACGCCGGCGAAGGCGTGGGCGACGGGGTGGCCCGGCAGCGTCAGCACGAGGCTGGCGGTGCGGCTGTAGGCCAGCGCCCCGGCGATCAGGTCCAGGGGGTTGCTGTAGCGGTACGTCGCCCGCAGGCGGCCGTTGACGACGGACAGGCCGCGCCGGTCGGGCTCGGTGCCGTGGTTTTCGCGGTAGGCCTTCAGCACGGCCTTGCCGAACGCGGCGGCGTAGCGGGCGTCGACCCCGAGGGTCTCCAGGTATTCGCCGGCCGTCAGCCAGCCCTGGCGGGACGCTGCGGCCCGTGCGCGGTCGGCCTGGCCGATGACGCGGTGGCCGTGCTTCTTGGCGGTGTTGCGGGCCTCGCAACGCGCCTCGGCGCGGCGTCCGGCGCGGCCGGTCAGGGTCGGGCGGTTCTGGCCCTTGCGGTAGTAGCCCTGCAGCATCTCGGTGTCCCCCTTGGTCGGCGTTTCCCTATGCCTCACACTCTAGGCCTCATGTGTTAGGCATGTCAACTGGACTAGGCCTACCTCGTGAGGCACACTGAGCCTGTGATTACCAAGGACGACCTCAGAGCCGCACGGCAGGCCTACGACAGAGCAATCGAAGAAGCCGAACGCACGCGCGCTCTTATCGTTGCCAAGGCCATCGCCGAAGGACTTCCACAGAAGGACGTCATTGAGGCCATGGAGTACAGCCGCGAGACCGTACGCCGCATCACCCAAGCAGGGCGGGAGATCATGCAGTGAAAGGCGGAGAATCAGCCCCATGAGAGGCTATGACGTTGCCCTGATCATCGCCTGGATCCTTGTCGTCGCCATTCTGGCCCGGATGGTCAGGAACGGCCAGACGTCCGTCGCCCGGACCGGCCCCCGCGGCCGGCGTTTGCGGCCCCGGTCCGGGGACGGCGGCATGCGCGAGCGCTTTACGCCGCCGCCGCGGTACGGTCCGGGCAGCAAACCAGAGCCGGAGCCGTCTGAAGCCGAAGGAGACAGCATGGCAATCGAGGCTTATCAGCTCACGGCGCCGGATCGGTTCGCCGCCGCCCTCGCCGCCCTGACGCCGTCGGCACTGTGCACGCCGTGCGTCATCGAACTGAAGCAGGCCCGCGCCGCCGGGCAGCCGGACCCCGAGGTCCTTCCCGGTATCGTCCTGAGCATGGTCGTCATCAACGGCGCGCCGTCGCCGGCGATGCTGTGCGAAGTGCGGCACCAGCTCGACGTCGGGCCCGCCACGCCGCTGGTCGTCGCACCGGCGGACGCTGTCCGGGGACTCGACGCGGCAGTCCGCGCGCGCGGGCTGGCCGCTCCCGGGACGGCGTAGGGAGTCCCGGTGACGGACGATGTGGTCTTCGACGACATACACGACTTCATTGCTGCGCAGCTGGATGTGCGCGAGAAGCGTGCACACGACGCCGATTGGGCAATCGGGACCAAGTACGATCCGATTGTGGTTTCCGCCTGCGAGACGGTCAGCACCCCCCTGATGGAGCTGTACCGAGACGCGCTTCCTGAGCGCGTCTTGGCCGAGGTGGCAGCGATGCGGCGCGTGCTGAAGCGGCACCGGCGCCCGCGTAGCCCAGCCGAGATCCCCGCTGGCGTCTCTTCAGAGTGCTGCGTCGGCTGCGGCTTCCTCGGCGACACCGGGATTCCACCGCGCACCCCGCACATCAACGACTGCCCGGAGCTCCGCGATGCTGCCGCGCCCTACGCGGGACGTCCCGGCTACAAGGAAGCGTGGAGGACGTCGTGAGCGGCTTCATCAAGTACGGGAACGCCACCATTCAGTTCGGCGATGGCGAGCCGATTCCGGTCACGAACCTTGAAATCACGTCGGCCAAGACCGAGGCCGGCGGTGCCGGGCAGCAGCCGGTGCGACCCGGCGACTTCGAGGTGACCATGCAACTTCCGCTCGAAGCCGGAATCCCCATCTGCCGTGCCGTTGGCCTGCCGGAGATGGCCGACCGCATCGAGTTCCAGACGCACCCCGACCTCGCTGATCTCAACCTCCGGCTCGACGGCTACTACGACGATCCGCAGTAGGAACAGCCGCCGCCCCGTTCCGGCCGAGGTGTCTGAACGGCGGCTCCCGGTGTTCGGCAGGAAGCAGTCCCGCTAGTAAGTAGCCGCTGCGGCCTGATCTTCTTAACGCCGGTCGAGTTCGCCGGAAACGATCAGCCGTGCCATTCTGTATGTGACATAGCAGTGCCCGCGGAAGTCGCGCCGCGGGCACCAGAGCTACACCACCACCGATCACCAGTATGCCCGGTCGATCGGAGTAACCATGCACGTCGCGACCCCAGGCGCCCAGCCATGAGCTACCGGCCCTCACCCACCCCGCCGTTCGACGGCACAGAGGCCTGCCGAGGCCTCGGAACAGACCTCTTCTTCGAGCAGACCGCCGAAGCCCGCAGCCGGGCCCGCGCCCTGTGCACCGCCTGCCCGATCCGCCAAGCCTGCCAGGACTGGGCCGTCGCCTTCGAGGAATACGGCTTCTGGGCCAACACCACCCCCGGGCAGCGCAAACGAATCCGCCGCGACCAGACCCTCGCGCTCGTCCGGCCCGAAGCCGGCGCGAAACTCCTCGCCGCCTGCTGACCCCCTGGCATCTGGACGGCACCCCTACCGTGGGCGCCGTGGACCAGCACGCCAACACCCGACACGGCGTCGAAGTCGGCATGGTCATCACCCGCGCCGACGGCACCGTCACCAACATCGGCACCGTGTCCGCCGAATACCCCAGCACGCTGAGGCGCACCTGGTGGCGGCTCGTCGGCCGGCGCCGCGCCAACGCCCGGATCCGCAACGCCAACCGCAGCCGAGGAGCCTGACATGTCCTCCGTCGTCACCTACAAGGGCCTGGAGATGCTCGCCAACCGGCTGCGCGGCGCCACACCGTCGCAGGCCGAACCGCTGAACCTGGGCTGGGACACAGGTGGCTACACCGCCGCCAAGTCCGACGTCGCAGCGTTCGGCGAGGCACCTGAGAACCGCGTCGCCGGCGGATCGACCATAGCGACCACCACCACCAGCAACGACTCCTGGCAGGTCACCGGAACCATCGTCGCCACCGGCACCCGCACCATCACCGGCGTGCTGCTGTCCGACACCACGACCAAGCCGTCCGGCACCGACTCCGTTCAAGCCGGCTCCGCAGTCATCGGCTCCAGCTCCGGCAACACCATCAACGTCGGCACCGGCGCGAGCTTCGCGATCAACGAATACATCCAGATCCGCACCGAGGCCATGAAGGTCACTGGCGTATCCGGCAACGCCCTGACTGTGTCGCGCGGCCAGAACGGATCCGCCGCGCTTACCACCCTCGCCCAGAACGACCCCATCACCCGCGGCAACCCGCCCGGCGCCACCGCCGTGGCCAACGGCAACCTGTTCCTGCACGCCGACCACGGCGCCACCGTCCTGGCCGCCGGGGACTCCATCGCCTACACCGTGACTGTGACGGCATCCTGATGAGCGCGGCACCCGACGGCACCGTCACCATCTCCTGCCCGACCCCCGAGGGCGACACCCTGTCCGTCACCGCCACCTGGGACCCCGGCACCGGCGCCTTCGCCACCGACGCGATCACCTGCACCGGTGCGCAAGCCACCGGACAGGTGTGCGTCGGCGACGCCACCGGCAGCCACTACTGGACCATGACGACCGGCGACGTCATCACCGACACCCAGCTGGCCGCCGCCGGCATCACCAACCGATCTCAGGTCCAGAGCATCAGCCTGGCACTGGTGTGACCCGTGGCCTTCGCACGCGTCCAGAACGCCGCCGGCGGCGCTGACGACGTCTCCCTGACCGTCACGCTGCCGGCGCCACCCACCGCCGGGAACCTGCTCATCGCGGTCGCCAACGCCGACGCGACCGTCACCATCGGTGGCAGCGGCTGGAACGCCGGACCAAGCATCATCGACGGCAACGGCGCCTACCTGTGGTGGAAGATCGCAGGATCTGGCGAGCCGTCGGCGGTGACATTCACCCCAAGCGTGTCCGACTACATCACCGCCGGGCTGCTGGAGTACTCCGGCAACAGCGCCACGCCCTACGACACCTCCAGCAGCTCCACCCACTCCGGGTCGGCCACCAACACCACCCAGGCCGCGTCGATGACCACGACCACAGGCCACGATCTCGGCATCGCAGCCGGGCTGCTGCACCAGAACCGTGGAACGCCGACCGTCGCGCCGACGTCGCCCGTGTGGAGCGGCAGTGCCACCTGGTCCAGCGTCCAGTCGGGCGGCGCGGTCTCCGGCTCCAACGTCACCGTCTGGGACTTCGTCGCAGACAACCTCGACCTTGGGCCGGCCGGTGCCGTCTCGGCATCCGTGGCCTGGTCGACGGTTTCCTGGCCCGACGCGCAGCAGCTGCTCATCGCGTTCAAGCCCGGGGCCACTACCACGTATCCGGTGGCAGTGTTCGCGACGGTCTCAACCGCCGGTGTGACCGGCCGCCGCGTCTCGCGGCTCTGCGCGAGCCAGCTGACCACCGCCGCGGTGGTGCGGCGGCGCGTTGGCCACATCCTGCGCAAGATCCTCACCACGGGCGCGACAGTCACGGTCACGAGCCACGGGCCGCTGCGCAACGCCATCGTCACCATCGGCGCGGCCGTCGACCGCTGGATCATCGGCCCGATTCAGGACCGCTGGAAGATAGGACCAGGACAGTGATCACACGGTCGGTGCAGGACACCGAATACCTGCCGTTCGCGGTGTCGCTGGAGGTCGACGGCCAGCCCTACAACCCCACCGGCGACCGCGTGGAGTTCGCGTTCATGCCGGTGTCGCCGGGCTCCGACCCGGGCTCCGGTGACTGGCACACCGGCTCCTGGGACACCGTCGCGCCCGAAACCTACAACGCGCAGGTGCTCGTCGGGCCCGCGAACGGCGGTGTCGCGCTGGCGGTCGGCCAGTACTACCCGTGGATCCGCATCACCGACTCGCCGGAGGTTGTCGTGCGGAAGCTGAAGGACGTGCTGGAGATCGTCTGAACTGCTGGCACCGTAGCGTGTACCGCGTGCCAACTCGCTACGGCTCGGGGGCTGTAGTTCTCGCGAGGCGCTCTTAACGTTGAGTCATGGAAACGCGAGAGCTTGAGCTCTTGATCGAGCTCCGTGCCGGACAGGTATCTGGCCGAAACCGCAGAGTCCGCAAGGCGCTGAAACTGAGCCAGGAGTGGATCGGTGCCCAGGTCGGCGTAACTGCGGTAACGATCTGCACCTACGAATCAGGGCGCCGGACGCCTCGCGGACAAGTGGCCGTCTCCTACGCGAGGCTGCTGCGCCAGCTCGAACGGCAAGCAGCGGCCGCAGGGCTGGATCTTTCGGCTGGTGCGATAGATCGACCACAGGATTAGGGGCGGTAGGCTTATGCCGCACCCCGTGCCTCCAACGGGGCCGCTCTCACATTCAGGCGGTGCACCCCTTCATGCGGTTCGGCCCGGCGCGGGAGCGCCCGCACGAGGAGCGCCCGCTGCGCGGCGGCACCCGCACCGCCTCGGTGCTGATCGCCTTCCACGCCCGGCCTGAGACCGACGTCGACGCGGTCGCCGCCGAGGTTGAGGACATCGTGCGCGAGCTGCTGGACGACTGGTATCGGCGGCGCGGCCACGCACTGCTCGAATCAGCGCCCGACGTGGCCTGACCGGCGTACCCTGAGAACCAGTGCAGCCCCGGCCTGACCCCCCGAGCAGGCCGGGGCGCACCGCGAGGACTCCCATCAGGGGTGTCGCACAAGGAGGGGAAGATCGGCCCCCGCCTGCGGCGGCATGTGCCGGCCGGTTCTGGCAACCGCGAGCCAGCCTTGACACCCCGCTCGCCGAGAAGGTCCCGGGCGCGTACCGCAGCTGGCGCCCGGGACCGCCCACGTTTACGGGCTCCAGCGCGGGCTTCCCAGGACGTTGACGAAGTTCACGCGCTGGAGCAGTGGATCCAGCGGGCCTCGAACCCGCTACCCCGGTCAGTCGCCGTAGCGACCGGGCGCCGAACACCGGAGCTCTGCCTGGTGAGCGTTATGGACCCTCGATCATGGACCTGACCGGATTTGAACCGGCGACCTGCTGCCTGCCGGACAGCTGCTCTACCTGCTGAGCTACGGGCCCTTACCTGTGCGGCAGGCCGGATGGGCAAACCCCCGGGCTGTCCCGGAACGCTGCTGTCAGCACTTCCTGCCGCGCACACCACGATACGCGCCCGGGACGACCGGCCGGGCGTACCGTGAACGCGTGGCCCACTTTGTCATCCAGACCGACGGCGAGCACGGCACCCTGCTGGTCGACGGCGAGCAACCCAAGTTGTTCGGAGACCTGGTCGCCGTTGACATCCGGCACAATCCGCCACTCGACTACCACGCCATCGATCCGTGGCCCCTCAGCATCCGTGCACGTGCGCAACCCGTCGTTACGGTCACGCTGCGCCTGCCGCTTGGGCCAAACGACACCCTGACGGTGGTAGAAGGGCCCAGGGTCGAAGACGTCCACGGCCCGACCGCCGACGCCGGAGCCTGACGGCATGGATATCGCCGAGTTCCTGACCGCGCGCTTCAACGAGGAATACGCCGACGCGATCGCCGCGCAGGCAGCCGACCCCGCACCGTGGCGTGCGGATGCCGATGATGCCAGGTTGTCCGGGAACCGCAGCGGACATGGCTTCGGCCTCGTCATCGCCGCCGATGACGAGGCGCTGTGGGACTGCGAGGGCTCCAGCACGCTGTGCATGACCGCGCCGACCGCACGGCACGTCGCCCGCTGGGACCCGGCCCACGTCCTGCGCGAGGTGGAGGCGAAGCATGCGATTATCCGCCAGTACGTGGATGCCGTCACAGCCGCCGACGAGGAAAAGTTCGACGAGCAAGGCTATGTGGCGGACGGTATCGTCCTGGCGCTCGGTGCCGTCCTTGAGCACCTCGCCGCGCCCTACGCCGGCCACCCGGACTTCGAACCGAGGTGGTGGAAGCCCGGTCAGTAGCGCGCCGCATTCCGATCAGCACCCGGCTCGGCGTACCGTGTGACCCACCGTTCCGAGGGGGGACACAGTGGGCACACAACCGGCACGTCGCACCGGCTGGCTCTACCAGCTGCCGCCATGGCGCGCACCCAGGCTACGCCGGCACCACCATCACCACACCGGCATTGTCGAGGCCTTCGCCCTCATGATGGGCCTGTTCCTCTACGCCCTGTTCTTCTTCGAGATCTGGATGCTCGAAGCGCTGCTGTGGGCCGCGATCTGGGGTGCCATCGGCGCGACCGCCGCCGGCCGGTGGATGTGGCGGCGCAACCCGATCGGCCGCACCATCGACCAAGCCCACGACGCCAAGCTGCGACGCCTGCCGCGCCGCTACGACCCCGACGGCACTGCGCCGACCCTGATCGACCTCGGCGCGTTCGACGGCCGCGAACGGCCCCGCACGTAGGATCAGCACCGTGACCGACGCGGACAGCTGTAAACCGTCGCTCGCCGAGAGCCTGGACGCCGCCTCCGGCCCGCTCAGGCGGCTCGGAGCGATCAGCGCCCAGGTGAAGCTGTCGGCGATCCCCGCCGACGCCGCCTGCTGCTGCCTGTGCTCCATCTACGAGCCACACACCTGCGACGGCTGGCGCGCCAAGGATGCCGTTCGCACGGTCCCCGGCGACAAGCTCTTCGGCCACCAGCTGCCGGACGTCGAGGTCCCCGTCTGCCACGGCTGCGCCAAAGTGCAGCTCAGAACCGGCTGACAGCCTGCGGATACTGGCTCCCGACGTCAACAGCGCCTCGGGAGGCCAGAAGTGACAGAACAGCTCCGCATCGCCGACATCGCACGCCTACGCGGCTGCACACCGGCAACCATCAGCGCCTGGCGGGCCCAGTCCGCACCCGGCAAGCGCCTGGCCGACAACCCGTTCCCGGCCCCGGACGGCCAGGACGGCCGCTCGCCGCTGTGGAACGCCGACCGCGCCGACGAACTGGCCGCGTGGGAGCCGACGACCCCGGCCACCGCCGAGGAACCTGCGATGCCGGACGAGCCCGCAGCCGCGGAGGATCCAGCGGCCGCCGAGCGCGAGCAGAAGCGCCCCCGGCGGTTCTACTGATGGCGGCGGACGTAAAGAAGGAAGAGCCGAAGCTGCACGCCTACTCGGTGAACTATCGTGCGCGCGGCGACCGCGACGCCCTGATCGACCGAGGCTTCTGGATCCACAACCTGCCGCGCATTGTGCTGACGTGTCGCCTTCGCGGCCACAAGCCCGTCGTCGACGGCACCGAAGGCGGCCCCTACCGCCCCGGGTACCGCTGGGTGTGCTGTGATCGGTGCGGGCTACGGACGAACCCTCAGATGGAACTCGACCCGGACCGCTGGTCTATCGGCGACCCATACCCGGACGTTCCTTCCGGGGCGTGGCCGGCTGCCCGCGGAACGCTCGGCGGGCAGCTGCAGCTTGGCCGCCGCCGGTCGGCAACGTTCGCCATCCACATGGAAGTCGGGTACGGCGGCAGCGAGGACGTTCTCGCCGCCCACGTCGCACTCGGCCCCCTGGGCGCGCTGTACCTGCACACCGAAGGCTTCGGCACCGGGGTACAGCGCCGGCTGAACCCGGTCGGCTACCAATCCCGCGTCACCGAGCTCGGAGTGGCCGACGCGTTGCTTTACTGGCGCCTCTGGGCCCCGGGCGACGGTTGGTCCCAAGACACTCCGCGGTGGCGGCACGGCTTCACCTCGGTCGGTGTGCGAGACCGACTGCTCGGGCCCGTCAGGTTCTCCTACGAGGTGCACGCGGAAGCGACCGGAACGGTCCGGATGCCCGACGGCGACGACTATCCGGTCACGCTGCGCCTGGAACGGCAGACACGCAAGCGCAAGCATGGCCGCGCCGTGCGGTGCTGGCGTGCTGACTGGTCGAGCCTCAAGGGGATCCCGATCGGCTTCGACGGCTCAATCTCAGCCGCGTCCGTACCCGTGTCCGATGCCGCCATCGAGGAGGGTGGCTGGGCCCAGTGGGCCCACGAGGCGTGCGCGGCGATCGCCGCCAACATCAGTGCCGAACGAGCCAAACGGGGATGGACAGCGGCACCCGAGGCCACTGCGGACCCCGACTGACGACACCGAGGCCGCTTGAAGCCGCCGAGACGATGTGATCCTCATCAGTCACATCGGCATTCGGGAGCAGACAGTGGCCGAACTCGTCGTCATCGTGCCCTCGCGCGGGCGGCCGCGCAGTATCGCAGCCCTGGCGCAGGACTTCGCGGCAACCGCCGGCCCGGAAGCGCGGATGGTGGTCGCCGTCGACAACGACGATCCGGAGCTGGCGGCGTACCAGAGGCTGCCGCTGTGGGACATGCCCCAGTTCCATCTGCGCGAAGGCGGGCGGCTGCGTCTCGGTGGGACGCTGAACGAGGTCGCCGCCGAATACGTCGGCTTCTACGACGTGATCGGCTTCATGGGCGACGACCACCGGCCCCGCACTGACGGCTGGGCGCTGGAAGTGCTGACGGAGATGAAGTGGCCCGGCGCCGGCATCGTCTACGGCAATGACCTGCTCCAACGCGACCAGCTGCCTACCGCCGTCTTCATGCGGCCCGCGATCATCAAGGCTCTGGGCTGGATGGCGCTCCCGGGCCTGGTGCACCTCTATATCGATAACGTCTGGCTCGAACTGGGCCGCGCGACCGGTCAGCTTCGATACCTGCCGAACGTGGTGATCGAGCACATGCACCCGGCGGCCGGGAAAGCCCAGCGTGACGCCGGCTACGACGAGGTGAACGCTCCCGCGCTGGACGCCGCCGACAAGGTTGTGTTCGAGCGCTGGCGCACCGAGCAGCTCGCGGCGGACGTTGAGCGGCTGCGCGCGGCAGGGATCTGCTGATGCGCCGCCAGCTCCGCCCGTTCTACACGCCCGAGCAGCGCGCCGCCCTGTACTCCCGCACCTACGATCACACCCGCTGGCCGGACCACGTCGAACGCGTCGCGTACACCACCGCGGTGCTGGACCGGCTCGGCGCCGAGCTCCAGGCCGAGGAGCTCGGTGCAACGCTGAGCGTGGCGGATCTGTCCTGCGGCAACGGTGCGATCGTGAAGGGCAGCAGCCACCCCTGGGGGCGCCGCGTCCTGTCTGACATTGCAGCTGGCGGGCCGCCCATCCAGGACGCGGTCGCCGCGCTGAAGCCGGTCGACGTCTTCGTGTGCTCCGAGACCCTTGAGCACGTCGAAGACCCGGACGCGCTGCTCGCCGCGATCCGCGGCAAGGCTCGCGCGCTGCTGCTGACGACCCCGGCCGGCGAGGCCGACGACTCCAACCCCGAGCACTACTGGCCCTGGAACGTCGAGGACGTCGCCGACATGCTCAAGCGCGCCGGCTGGGACGACCGCATCGTCACCACCTTCACCCCGCGGTCGGTGTCTCTCTACACCTTCCAGATTTGGACGTGCCGCTGATGCGTGTTCTGGTCACCGGCTCTGCCGGCTTCGTGGGACGTCATATGGTCAAGGCGTTCGCCGCGCGCGGGGACTCGGTGTTCGGGATCGACGTGGTCGACGAGCCGAACGCCGAATACTCGCTGGTTATGGACGCCCTGGACTACTTCCGGCGGCCGTGGTCCGGGCCCGGTTTCGATCTGGCGGTGCATTGCGCGGCGACGATCGGCGGCCGCGCCGGCATCGACGGTTCGCCGCTGGCGGTGGCCACGAACGCGGCACTGGACGCCTGGTTCTTCCGGTGGCTGGAACAGGCGCAGGTGCCGCAGGCGGTGTACTTCTCCAGCTCGGCCGCATACCCGGTGGCCCTACAGAACGACATCGCAGCGGTGCAGGAGCTTCACGAGAGCCGCATTCGGCCTGACCTTCCCACTATCGGCCGCCCGGACGCGACCTATGGCTGGACGAAGTTGTTCGGCGAGGTGCTGGCGCAGACAGCCCGCTCGCGCGGCCAGCAGGTGCTGGTGGTGCGTCCGTTCTCCGGCTACGGCTCCGACCAGAGCAGCGACTACCCGTTCCCGGCGCTTCTTCGGCGTGTCCTGGACTCCAAGCCGGGCGATCACGTCGAGGTGTGGGGGAACCCGGAGTCGGCCCGCGACTGGATCCACATCGACGACATCGTTGGCGCGGTCCTGGCGTTGCTGGCCGCCGGCGAATCGGGCCCGGTGAACCTCGGGACAGGCCGCGCAACCACCTTCCGCGCCCTGGTCGGGGAGATGGCGGGAGCCGCGTTCGGCTGGCCGCATCAGCGCCACGTGCGCAGCGTCAGCGGCCAGCCAGAAGGCGTCCTGTGGCGCGTCGCCGACGCGTCGATGATGGAGCGGTTCTACAAGCCCCAGGTCCCGCTGCACGAGGGTATCCAGCGGGCGATCGATGCGGCGCGGGCAGGCGCCGATGCCTGACCGACTGTCGGTTGCGGTGGTGGTGGCGACGATCCCCGGCCGCGAGGAGCTCCTCGAGGAGGCGCTGGCATCGATCGCGGCCCAGCACCGGCAACCAGAGCAGGTGGTGGTCGAGTACGACCCGAACCGCACCGGGGCGGCGGCGACACGGAACCGGGCGCTGGCCCAGGTCGATACGGACCTGGTGGCGTGGCTCGACGACGACGACCTGCTCCTGCGGAACCACATCGGGGCGCTGGCGCGGGTGCTCGAGCACGAGCCGGACGTCGGGCTGGTGTATCCGGCGCCGCGCGCGACCGGCCCGGAGCCGACAGCGGTGACAGTCAACGGCGTGTGGCGCAAGCCGTGGGGTGTCGAGTTCGGCCCCGAACAGGCCATGCACCTGCGCGAACGCGGCTCTTTCATCCCCATCACACACATGGTCCGCACCGCGGCGGTGCGCGCGGTCGGCGGGTTCCCCGAAGGCGTGACGCTGCCGGACGGCCGGTACCGCGGTGAGGATGAGGCACTACTGATCGCGCTCCTGGAATCCGGCATCTGGTTCCGGCACCTGAACGTAACCACGTGGGTGTGGCGGGTCTGGGACGGTCACACCGCCGGCAAGGCCGCATCGGCGCGGGCGGCGCGGTGAGCAACGACCAGGCCCCAGCGCGGCTGCCGCGCGTATTCGGGTGGCTCGCCGACATCCAGGGCTGCGGATACTGGCGCATCATGATCCCGCTGGCTGAGCTTCAGCGACGAGGAATCGCAGACACCGCCTACAACCTGCGGATGCACTCGGAGTTCTGCGACGGCAGCCACCCCGACAACTTGAAGGTCCGCGGCGACGGCGACCCCATCATCATGATCGGGCAGCGGCTGTGTGAACCCACCCCGTCGGCGACGTGGCGCAAGTTCGCAGACCACCCGCGGTTCCGGCTCGTGCTGGACCTGGACGACGACCTACTGAACATCGACCCCGCGAACCGGCTCGCGCACCAGGCGTTCTCCGACCCGGACCGGCGCCGCCACCTCATCGAGAACATGGCCATCGCGCACCTGGTGACCGTGTCCACCGAGCCGCTGGCCGAGCAGGTGAGCCGGTACAACCCGAACGTGGCGGTGGTCCCGAACTTCATCGACGCGGCCGCCCTGACCTACCCCAGGCCCTCATTCGCCGGGCCCGCTGTCGGCTGGGCCGGGTCGTCGACGCACGCCGCCGACTTCGACGCGGCACGGCCGGCGCTTCGCCGGTTCTACCGCGACAACCCGCGGGTGTGGTGGTCCTCCTTCGGCCACAACTACGGCCTGACCACCGGCGCGACACGGCTAAGGCACGCCCGCTGGCAGGACATCGTGAACAGCCCGAACCGCTACTACGAGAACTTCACCTGGGACATCGGGATCGCGCCGCTTGCGGACACCCTGTTCAACGCCTCGAAGTCGCACCTGAAAGCGCTGGAGTACGCCTCGATGGGGATTCCGGCGGTCGCCTCGAACCTGGCGCCGTACCGCGACATCGTCGTCGACGGCGTGACCGGGTTCCTGGCCTCCAAGCCGGGCCAGTGGGCTGATGCGCTGACGCTGCTGGCGCGGGACGAGGATCTGCGCCGCACCATGGGCGAGGCGGCCCGTCGGTGGGCTGCCGAGTGGACCATCCAGGGCAACATCGGCCGCTGGGTCGAGGTGCTGTCGACGCTGACATAGAGCGCGGCCCCGAGCCGCCGCTGCTGCGGGGCCGCGCTGGCCGGACGCGGTCCCCTACGCGCCCGGGGCCGGAGCCGGGGTGGCCGGCGGCTGGTCGACCGGCGTCCCCTCGGTGATCTTCAGGGCGACGGCGTCGCCGGTGATGACGTCGATGGTGTCGGTGACGGTCAGGCCGTTGTTGTCGGTCGCCGTGAGCACGACGCCGACGGCCGGGCTGTTCGCGACCACCGTGACGGTCTTGCCGTCCGGCGCCGGCACCAGCGTCACCGCGGTGGTGTCCGAGGCGGTCCAGGAGATGGTGTCGCCGACGACGTCGAAGCCCTTGGCGTCGACGGCCTCGACCGCGAGGTCGACCTGCTGGGTGTCCTTCAGCTGCATGGCAGTGCCCTTTCTGATCGGCCAGCCGTCGATGACGCGCTTGCCGTTGACGATTTCGGAGACCATCCCGGCGGTGAGAACGAGCCGCACCGCGGGGTCCTCGGCGGTAAGCCACTGGTAGAACTGGTCGGCGCTGTGGAGGACGTTGTGGGTCCTCATCTGCGGCGGCACGTACATGCAGTCAGCGGCTGCGGTCCGGCTGGCGGCTTCCAGAGCGGCGATACGCAGGACTGTGCGGTCGTGGTCCACCAGGTGCCTTCCTCGGGTTGGCGGGGTTCCCTCCTGATGGAATCGGCGCCGTCAACACCGCCGCCGTCACGCCGCCAGGCAGAACTTCGAAGGGTCGGCGCTGTTGCCCAGCACCGCTGCGCCGGCCGAGGACGGGTGCAGGTGGTCGCCGGAGTCGTATGCCGCCTTCAGCGCGCCGCCCGCGTCGACCGCGTTGTCGAAGTCGATGATCCCGTCGGCGCCGGTGGTTCCGGACCTGACCCACGCGTTGTAGGCGGCCCACTGCGCGGCCTCGGCGGAACTGCTTCCGGCTGAGCCCACATCGGAGGTGAGCGTCGTCAGGTAGTACCGCAGGCCGGCCGCGTGCGTCGCTGCGATCAGCTTCAGCTTGGCGGCGATCAGCGTCTGCGCGGAGACCCCGGCCCGCAGGTCATTGATCCCGCCGGCGTCCACCACCGCGCACACGCCCGGCTGGCCAAGGACGTCGACCGTCCAGCGGTTCACCTCGGACAGCGCGAAGCTCTGATCGAACGTCACGGCGCTGCCGGAGATGCCCTGATCGGTCACGGCCAGCCCGGCGGCCGCCGCCCGCTCGGCAAGGTAGTCCGGCCAGCGGGTATCGGTGTCGCCGTCGGTGCGGTACCCGTCGGTGATGCTGTCGCCGATCGCGACTACCGTCGACGGCGTACCGGCCGGGACGTCCAGGCCGTCGAGGAGCGCGTAGAAGGAGAAGCCGTTCGAGGTGGGGTAGTACTGGGTCGATGCCGCGTCAGGGCCGTTGGAGTTGTAGTTGCTCTCCTCGGCGACGTCATGGCGAGGCGCGATCATGTTCGCGCCCGGCGGCACGTAGATGCTCACAAGCAGCCGCGTCGCCGGAGCGGTCGCCAGCGGGATCGGATCCGACACCGCGGACGCGCCGGGTGCGAGCGTGAGCGCCGTGGAACCGCCGAAGGTGACGTCCAGCGGCACCGTCTCCTGCGTGGAGCCGCCGTTCATTTGCGTGCCAATGGTGACGTGGCCGATGACCGCCGCCGAGGTTGCGAAACGATCGCTCAGGTGCAGCCGCAGCTGGTCGCCGCCGAGCGACGTGCGCACGACCATCCGCAACGTCTGGCCGCCCCACGGGCCCGCAGCCGGGGCGTAGCCGAGGGCTGCGTTCCATGTTGACGTCCACCCGGTTGCGGCCGGTGCCGACGACACCAGGTGCACTGTTGGCGTGGCCGTGCCGGCAACGCCGAAGAGCAGCAGCAGCGAGGCGAGCGCGCGAGCCGCGCGACGGATCATCAGGTCTCCCCGTAGAGGTATGCGGCCGAGCCGCCGATGAAGTTCCCGTTCAGCGGCAGCAGCGTGACCGAGGTGACGGCCACGGATTGCAGCCACAGGCCGCCGTAGGTGCCGCTGTAGCCGTCGTTGACGGCGTTCATCGACGTCGAGTGACCGGGGGTGCCCTTGAAGGTCGTGCCGGAGGCGTTCGGGATCACGAACTCTCCGGCGCCGACGTAGCCGGACGTGGCGGTCGCCGCCGCCATGGTGCCGACCTCGACCAGGTTGGTGGCTGCGCCAGAGTTTCCGGGGCCCGAGGCCGCGTCGTGGGCCTGGCTGTTCTGCCACAGGTAGTCGTTGCTGCTGTCGTTGTTCAGGCGAACGCACATGAACGTGGCCGGGGATGCGTTGTCGCTGCGTACGCTCCACGCCACCCGCAGCACGCTCCAGGCCGGGCCGGACGGCACCGTGAACGGGATCGAAGCCTGCGTTGTGGACAGCACCGTCTTCGCGATTAGCTGCCGCGGGTACACCCAGGCCGAGCCGTTCCAGTACGCCTCCAAGCCGGTGTCGGTCTCAAGGATCCGCATCCCGGTCACCGGCGTCGGATGGGTAGTCGAGGTGCACACGACCGACCCGAACGTCAGGTTCGCGATCTGCTGCTCGGCCGCGGCGAGACGTCTGGACAGGTCCCGGATCTTGGCCTCGAACCGCGTCTCCAACGAATCGCTGTAGTTCGTCATGTCGTGATGTCCCCGAACTGGAACTGCGTGGTCTCAGGGTTCCCGGAATCATTCGGCGGCTGGATCTTCCAGCCGATGATCCGCACCGTGACCTGCAGGCCCGGGGCGCCGCTGATCGGGTCGGCCGGGTGATACGGGGAGGTCGCGGCGAACTGCAGCTGATCGCCGAGCTGGATCTGGGCCGCCGTCGGTATCCCGCCGCCGGCGACCGTGATGGTGGGGATGGTGGTGCAGCCACTCAGCGCCGCGATCTTCCCGTCGGCAACCGCGTCGATCTGCGCCTGGCTGGTGACCGCCGCGGCCGTGTACGACATCGAGCTCTCCAGGAGCGGATAGCCGGATGCGACGTCGGCCGGGTTCTGGCCGTGCGCGCTGCCGGACTGCCAGGGAATCTGCCCGGACGCGCTGGCGGTGACCAGCAGGCTGTTCACAGAGTTCGACCCGACCCGCGGGAAGCCGTAGTCGGTGACGTACTGGGACGGGTAGACGAGCTGCAGGTTCGTGGCGGTCACCAGGCGCCCGATGCGCGGGGCGCCGAGGGTGAGCGTGATCTGCGGGGTGGTACCGTCGGCGCTCCAGCCCGGGGTGAAGGCGTACTCGATGCTCTGCTGCGTGCAGAACTGGTTGATGGCGTCCAGGACCTTGGTGAGGTTGGTCGCCGAGAAGCTGGCCGAGGCGTTGATGCCGGACGTCTTGGTGCCGACGATCAGGTTCGCGACGCCGCCGTTGGTCTTGCCCAGCGCGTAGTTGAGCAGGCCCTGGACGACGGCGAACTCGTCGACGTTCGCGAAGTTCTGGTTGGCCCGGATCTCGCGGTGGCTGAACAGGCCCTCGATCTCCTCGGCTTTGATCGGCAGCTGGTTGGCGACGGCGGAGGTGTGCGGCGTGTCCCACAGGATCCCGGCCCAGATCGGCTGCCCGTCCTGGGCGACCCACAGCATGGTGCGGCGCGGTTCCAGGGCGCTGATGTACGCGGACTGGGCCACGGAGCCCAACGCACCGAGGTCGAGGTAGCCGTTCAAGACGCCCGGCTGCATCCCGCCCATGGTCGAGGAGAAGTTGGTGACGTTCAGCGGGATGGTGTCGGCGCGCAGCGCACCGGTGATGATGTCGGTTGAGAAGTAGCGGTAGGTCGACATCGGCGCCTACTGCTGAAGGCTCGGTGCGACCCGGATGAACGGGTAGTTCACGCTAAAGGCGTGGCCGACCGACAGGGCCAGCAGCGCAAATGTGTGAGTGCCGGCAGACGGTGTCACCCAGTTGCGCAGACTACCGCCGTCGCCGAGGTTGAGGTTGGTGGAATCGACGCGAGTGATCGTCGCCTGAGAGGCGCCGTAGATCATCGCGGCGGCGGAGCCGTCAACGGCGAGGATGAAGCCGATGTAGTCGCCGGCCACGGTTCCGGAAGCAGGGCTCACCGACAGCCACTGTGCGAAAACCTCCACCTCGGTGACGCCGTCGCAGGTCACCGACACCGATGCCATGGTCAGGTACGAGGAGGTGTTCGTCGCGACACCGCCGGTGACCTGGCTGTACCCCGCGGCGAACGCCCCGATTTTCGGCTGCCGGGCGTTGCCGGAGCCGTCGGAGCGCTTCAGCCGCCCCGTGGACAGGTCGTCGACATACAGCCCCGCCGGCCCGCTGATGCCGCCGGAGACGTTGGCCATCGGCAGGATCCCGCCCTGCGCAACGGTGAAGACCCGCTTGTCGGTGATGTTGCCGGCGGTGATGGAGGACACGCCGGCGCCGACGGAGAGCTGCGCCAGCAGCAGCGAGTTCGCGGGCAGCGTCGGGGCGACCGGCGAGGCCGCCGGGGTGCCGGCCTGAATGTTGATCGTGCCGGTGCTGGTGTTGTTGCCGTTGTCGACGAACTGCACGATCACGTTGTCGATGCGCGGGTTCGTCGGGTCGGACGTAGTGGCCGTCAGTGTCGACGTCGTGTCCAGGCAGCCCGTATACATGCCCGCCGTGGCCGACGTCGAGCCCTGCACGAACGCCACACCCGCGTTCACGGTGACGCTCATACCGGAGGAGGCGTTGACCTGCAGCGGGTTGCCGGTGCCGTAGCGGACACCGGGCCGGGCGGCGATACCGGTCGTGCCCGACGGCGAGGCGCCGGTCAGCATCGCGGAAGTGGTCTGCAGCCGCAGGTCGTCGGCGTTGACCTGGATGCCGTCCATCCACACAGGGTTGTGTGTGGCCACGCTCGTCACCATGTCAGCGCTCTCCCATCAGATCCACGCGTCCCGCCACGCCACCGTCATCTGCGCACCGGCGCCGGCGGTTCCGGTGACCTGAACTGTTGAGGAGCCCGGCTGCACAACCCACCACGAGGAGGCAAGATCAGCGGTGCGGAACACCCCGTTCAAGGTTGCTTTCTGGTTCAAGAAGTCCACGACCAGCACGTCCGTGGACGACAGCACCAGGGCTGTGAAGCTCACCGCCTGGCCGGTGGTCTGGTTCACCACGGCCGGGCCGCTGATGGGGCCGGAGATGGTGACGGTCGGCCTGGTTTCGAAACTGCCGTTGTTCGTGATCGTCGCCGACATCGGCGGTGCGCCGGCCGGCAGTGTGAACGGCGGCGTCAGCGGCGGTGCCAGACCGGCGGCAGGCGAGCCCTGGGCGACGGTCACCGTCTGCTGGAGCGTGGAGTACTTGCGCGGGTCCGGCGCGATCAAGCCGATGGTGAAAACGACGTCGTTCAGCGTCGGGTAGGTCTCGGTGACCTGCCCGGAGCGGCGCACCAGCATCTGCTTCGGGATGGGCTCGTCGATCCGCAGCGTCGCCAGGTCGGAGACCGGCAGCACCTGCGCCAGCGCCGCGCGCGCGACGTCCCGCAGCGCCTGACTGACGGCGGTCGCCTGCACGGTCAGCGTCAAGGGGCGTCCGGCGTAGTAGGCCGGCGGGGCGTAGGCGCCGTGGTCTCCGGCGCGCTGCACAACGCCGCCGGCGGTGGGCGGCCCGTCCATCCCCTGCACGGAGATGATTACCCAGTTGGTGCCGCTGGCGTCCTGGGCTCCGAGCTCCAAGTCGATGAGGCTGCCCCACGACGGGGTGTAGATCAGGCCGCCGGTCCAGTAGCCGACCTCTGCTGGCGCCGGCATGTCAGCCCACCGCCAGGGCGAGCTGCCGCATCATGTCGGCCTGCTGCTCGACCGTGGGGCGTTGCGTGCCGTTGTAGTTGATCGTGACGTTCGGCCCCAGCGGCGTCGCGCGTGTCTTCTGCGCGGTGGTCGCGGCCGGCAGCGGCATGATGGTGTCGCCGCGGTTGAGGAACGCCAGCTCCGGCCCCTTCTCGCCGACGATCGCCACGCCGGAGGTGGTGGCGGTACCGCCGTCGGCCATCCACGGGGAGATGTGCCCGAGGTTGGGGATGCCGGGGATGCCAGCCCACGACCATATGTCGGACAGCCCGTGGGTGACGTCGTTGGTCCGGTCGACCACGAAGTTGATGCCGCCGATGATCGTGTTGATGGTGCTCTTGAAGATGCCCTCGACGGTGCCGGCGATGTCGCTCAGCCCGGTCTTCACCCAGTCCCACAGGTGGGCGCCTGCCGTGGCGAGCCGTCCCGGAAGCTTGCCGATGAAGGCGACGATGTCGTTCCAGTGCCCGATGATCAGCGAGATGCCGCCGGTGAACGGCGCGAGGATCTCAGGCCACCACCGGACGATGAAACCGGTGAAGTCATCGAAGACGCCCTTAACGAACCCCCAGCCTTCGCTGAAGATGCGCTGCACCTCGGCGACCATGATGCCGATGAAGACCTTCAGGTCCGACAGGTGATCCCACAGGTAGCCGACCGCGACGATCACGAGGCCCACCGGGGAGATCAGCCCGAGCAGCGCCAGCGCTACCCACTTCAGCCAGCCCACGTTGTCCTGCAGGAACCCCGCGATGCCGTTCAGGATCGGCGCCAGGATCTCCAGGGCGCCGGTCAGTCCCTGGGCGATGATCGGCAGCAGCGGCTCGAGCACCTGAAGGACCGCGTTGAAGACGTTGGCGAGAGCCAGCAGCGCAGTCGTCAGCGACGGCATCATCGGCAGTAGCGCCGCCAGGAGCTTGTTCACGAACTCTGTCAGCGGCGGGACGATCGTCTTCAGCGCGGGTCCCAACGCGCCGCTCAGGGCACCCACGATCGCGCCCAGAGGGCCCAGGAGGTTGGAGACGAGGTCGAGGATGGCCTGGATGGCCTCCCCGGCGCCCCCGGCGTTGATGGTCAGGCCGTTCAGGAAGTCCGGCAGCCCCGAGGCGAGGATGTCGTGCAGCCCCTGCCCGATGGCCGACACGATCGGGCTCGCGGCCTGACCGGCCTCGGCGATGCCGTTCAGCGCGTCGGCGAACCCGGATCCGAACTGCTGCAGCAGCCCGACGCCCTCGTGCAGGATTCCGGCGATCGCGCTTTGGAACGCAGGGTTCTTTATCAGGTTCCCGACCTGTTCGCCCAGGCCGCCGATGACGCGGCCGGCCTCGCCGACCGACGTGTTGAAGATCGGCAGCAGCGGCGCGGAGTCCTTCAGCATCTGCGTCAGGCCCGGCAACATCGTCGTCTGCGCGGTCCGGGAGATCTCGCCCAGCTGCGACCTCACCGACAGCAGCTCGTTGACGAAGTCCCGGCCGGGCTGCGTGAGCTTGGCCATGTCCTGCGCGAACTTGTCCACCGCGCCGCCGCCGGCCGACGCCGCGGCGGCGGCCGCGAGGCGCTGCTGGGTCAGCAGGTCCGACAGTGCCTGCTCGGCCCGCTGCACCTGCTGCGCGGATGCGATCCGCTGCGCGGCCGCCGCGGCGTCTGCCTTCGCCAGCGAGTTCTGGGCGTTCTGCTGGTCCTGCAGCGCCTGGGTGACGTCGTGCTGGGCGCCGGCGACCTGCTCGGCCGCCATCTCGGCGGAGTGCTGCGCGTTCAGCACCGCCGGGGCCTTGTCGACGCCGTCCTGCTGCGCCTGGTTGGCCTTCTCCGTGGCTTCCTTCGACCGCTGCTGCGCGTCGGTGACACCTTGTTCGGCCTGCGCCAGGGCCAGCTTTGCATCAGCCAGCTGCTGCGGCGTGGTCATGCCGTTGTCCTGCGCCTGCGTCAGCGCGGTCTGGGCCTTCGTCAGGTTGCTCGCGGCCTGCTGCGCCGCCAAGTCGGCATCGGCCGCTGCGTTGCGGGCGTCGGCGATCTGGTTGGTGGCATCGGCGCGGGCCTGCGTGACGGCCTGCTGTGCCTGCTGCTCGTCGTACAGGCTGTTGGTGTAGGACTGTTCGGCCTGCTGCACGCCGTAGGTGGCGGAGACGACCTGCTGTTGCGCGGCGACGATCTGGTCCGCTGAGGACTTCGCGGCCTGGGCCGCGGCGACCTTCGCATCGGCGATCGCCTGCTCGGCGTTGCGGACGGCGACGGCGTTGGAGAACGCCGTCAGGGCCAGCTGCGCCGAGGACTGGCCGGCGCTGCTGCTCTGTGCGCCGTAGTCCTTCAGGGCGCCGATGACCGGTATGAACGCACCGGCGAGCGCGCCGACCGCCGACCCGAGGCCGCCGAACGCGGCGGGCAGCGCCGCCAGCGCCGGGCCCAGCGTTATGACGGCGCCGACCATCATGCCGGTGGTGCTGGCCAGTGCCGAGAAGACACCGCCGACGCTCGACGCCGCCCCGCTGACGCCGCCCATTTTCTGGTTCAGGTCGCTGAACATCGACCGGATGCGGTCGATCACCCCGGCGAAGCCGTCGAGCTGCTGCTTCGTCTCGTCGGACTTCTTCCCGACCACGTCCAGGCCGGCGGCGAGCTTCTCCGCGTCGGAGGCGAACCGGCCCTGTGCGTTGCGCAGGCGGCCGTCGGCGTCGGTCCACAGGCCGTTGGCGAGCTTGTCGCCGATCTCTGCGCCCGCGGCTTCGGCATCGGCGCCGACGTCCTGGCCGATACTGCGCAGCCGGGTACGCAGCGGCTCGGCGTTGAGCTCGGCCTCGACCGGGATTTTGATCTCGCCGGTTTCGCCGATGGCTTCGGCTTCGGCCTTGACCTCCTCGGCCAGGCCCGCGGCGTCGGCCTTGACGTGGACGTCGATCTTCTCATCCGCCCCGGCCTCGGCGGCTTTCGCGGCGACATCCTCGCGCAGCCCGGCATCATCGGCGGCGACCCGCAGGCGGAGTTCGAGCCCTTCGGCCGCGGCGGCGATCTTCGCGGCGAGCGAGGAGCGCAGGTCGGTGTCGTCGGCGACGAGCTCGACGTAGGCGTCGGCGACCTTGAAATAGGCCTCGGGCATCAGGCGGTCCCGAAGGAGATGAGGCCGCTGAGCTCCTCAGACATCGTCAACTCGGCGCGCGTGCCGCCGATGACCTTCGTTTCCGAACCGGCGCCGGCGGGACGTGCCGCCGGGGGCGCCGGCCGTACCGGGGTGGATGCCACCGCCGGGTTCTGGCGCTGTTCGTCGAGCTCGGTGTGTATCAGGGCTGCGACCGCGCCGCCGTAGGCGTGGATGCGCTGGGCGAGGCGGATGAACCGCGGCCCGGGCATCTCCCACATCCTGTCGACTCGATGAAAAACACTGAGATCGGATTCGAGGTCGTCGAGGCACGCCAGCAGCCAGAAGAGGTGGTCTACCGGCGGCGCGAGTCTTTTGGGGTGGTGTCGCCCATCACCTTCGACTGGACGATCTTTGCGATGGCGACGAGGTGGTCGTCCTTGAGGTTGAAGGTCAGGAACGCCTCGTAGGCGTCAGCGCCGAGGACTTCCTCCAGCAGCCATGACAGGCCCCAGTTCTCGCCCTTCTTGCGGCAGTGGTCCATGTAGCGGACCGCCACCTGTGCGGGAACCTCGGCCGGGGTGGAGAAGACGGTGCCGTTGATGGTGAACGCCGGTTCCATCGCGACCGGCGCCTCGTCGGCGTCGTCTGTGGTGATCTCCAGCAGCGGCTCGCCGTCGACGGTGACGGGCTTGCGGGCGGCAGCGGGGCGCTTGCCGGTGGCCTTGCGTGCAGGCGGCATCCAGAGCTCCTACGAGGGGGACGGTCGGGATCAGGAGGTCTGGTCGACGATGTGGAACGGCGTGATCGAGTTCGACACGTAGTGCGCGTTCCAGGTCACGCCGAAAACGTTCTGCTTGTCCTTGGCGTACAGGAACGCCACCTTCGCCGTGCTCAAGCACTTGCGCAGGACCGCGCGGCGCTTGAACGTGCCGCCGGGTGCCCAGCCGTCCATCAGCAGCGCGATGTACGTCGGCTGCGTCGCCGACGTGGCGGTGATCGGGTCGTAGGTGGCGTAGCCGGCGCCGGTGGCCTGGGTGCCGCCGTTGAGCACCAGGCTCAGGTTGTTCAGCGTCGGCTCGGCCAGCTCGGTGGTGATGTCCAGCTCGCGCTTCGTCAGCCGGCGCCCGACCGAGTCGACGACCTGGTCGACTTCGAGTTCGGTGTAGGTCTGGTTGATCGTCAGCGTCAGGCCGCCGTTGGTGCCGCCGACGTCGGTCCACGCCGATCCCGCCGGGGTGGTGTTCACCGCCGAGTCCGCGGGCTCGGTGGCGCCGAACGCGCCGGAGTACAGGGTCGCCGGTCCCAGGACCAGATTCGCCGTGGTCACAGACATGCGGGTCAGCCTCCTGAACTATCGGCCGTCGGCCGACGCTTGGTCATCTGCGAGTGTTTCCGCGGCGTCAAGAACCGCCGGGGCGGGCGAGGGGACATCGGCGGTCTGGTCGCCGGGCGCGTCGGGCTCGGCGAGGATCAGGCCTTGGGCGGCCAGGTCGGCGTATTCGGCGTCGTCGACCTCCAGCGGCATGTCGGGGCGCATGGTGGTGCGGATCCGGTGGGTCATCGGCGGAACTGCTCTCTGGACAGAGGCCACGTCACCGAGGCGAGGGCCGGGTGGCGGCCGACGGGCATGGTCTGGCCGTCGGGGATGCTGGGCGGGCACGGGATGACGCGCATGCCGGCGAACAGGAACTCCAGCTCGGCCGGATCGTGGTGGACGAGCACCAGGCCGCCGAGGGACAGCAGTTCCCGGGACTTCTCGCCGACCATCGCGTAGCGGGCCATCAGGACTCGACCCAGTTCATGGCGACGTGCATGGTGTAGCGGGCGTAGTCGGAGGGGTCGGCGTACATCGGGCGCGGGACGTCAAGCAGATACGCAGACATCACCCGGGCGCCGACGTAGCCGTCACGCAGCACCAGCTCGGTTTCGATGCCGACGTTTTCCACCGCGGCCCATGCCACGGTCATCGCCAGTGCGTCGGCTTTGGCCAGTGGCGGCAGGTCCGAGTTGGACTGGGTGGCCCAGCAGTCAACCTGCACCACCGGCGATGACAGCGGCACGTACATGCCGAAGCCGCCGCCGACAGGCGTGATCTGTACGAAGCCGGTTTCGGCCCAGGACACGCTGCCGTCGGTAGCCGGCCGCGGCAGCCGCGTGCCGACCATGTCTGCGGTGATGCCGGGGATGGTGGCCAGCCATGCGGCCGCGACCAGGCTGACGGTGGCGTGCTGCAGCGTCGTCACCGGCCACCGCCGGCGTTGTCGGTGGTGCGCGCCAGGAGCCGGTTCAGGGCCGCGGTCTGCTCGGCGTGCTGGGTGCGCAGCGCCGCGAACTCCTCGGTGAGCACCTGCAGCATCTCGCGGGAGGAGCAGTCCGCCTCGTAGTCGTGGTGCGCCAGCTCGCTGGCGACCTGGTCCGAGCGCTTCGCGGCGATCAACAGGATCGCGCCCTGCAGCGCCGCCACGCAGGAAAGCACCAGGTTCAGCAGGATGAACGGGTACGCGTCGAAGGCGCCGCGGCCGGATGTGGCCAGCACGACGTTCAGCACCATCCAGGCGGCGAGGAACGCCACTGCGCCGAAGACGAAGCCCCAGGAGCCCATGGTGTTGCGCATGCGGTCGGCGGCGCGCTCGCCGCGGGTCAGCTCCCCGTCGGTGCGCACCCCGGGGTGCCGGTGCCACAGCGGGCCGGTCATGAGCGCCGCCTGTACAGCGCCGGCCGCAGGAACGGCTGCGGTTCCATGTAGCGGGTGCCCATCTCGACGTACAGCGCGTAGGTGTAGTCCAGCTCGCCTTGGTCGAGCCCGCGGGCTTTCGCATCGGCGCCGACCTGGACTGCGTAGCCGTCGGGCCGCATCCGTGTGTAGATCGAGGCCTTCAGGGCGCCGGTGTCGACCGGGCAGGCGTCGCGGGCGTCGTCGGCGATGTCCACGCCGAGGCGGGCCAGCAGATCCATGGTCGGCTCGACGAGGTGCTCCTCCCAGCCGTCGACCATCTTCACGCGGGCCATCAGCTGGTCCTGCGCAGTTCGAGCTGGGTGTCGGAGGACATGCCGGGCAACGCCGAGTTGATGACCGCGGTGACGATGTAGATCTGGCCGGTCTTCTCGTCGCGGATGCGGTCGGCGTCGGTGATGTCGGTCTGCGAGCCGACGATCCCGTCGATGGATCGCACGATCCGCGGCGCCGGATTCCCGGGCGTGACGATCTTCTGGGTGCGTTCGATGATGGACGCGGGCACGCCGGAGGCGACGACTTGGCCGGTGGCGTAGGAGTCGCCGTAGACCGGGTCCGTGGCGGTTCCGCGCAGGATGCTGATGGTGCAGGTCGCGACGGCGTACATCTACATCGCGCTCCACTGCTCGTAGAAGTCGTTGCCGGCGCTGTCCGGGTCGGAGGAGATCGGCGTGAGCCCGTCGGTGAACGGCGAGCGCACATGCAGGGAGCGGGACCTCAGCCAGGAGACGCGCTTGAGCGCCTTCGCGGCGAACGGGGCGATCCGCAGCGTGTCTTCCTTCAGCTCCACCGGCCGTGAGCCAGCGGAGATGGTGGCGAAGTCCAGCCGTGAGTACAGGTCGGGCTGGGCCAGCATCCACGCGGCCTGGTAGGCGACGGCCAGCTTCAGCCAGTACAGGTCGCGCGTGCCAATGCGCGGCAGCGCGTCGTAGGTGCGGGCCGAGAACATGTCGATGATCGCCTGGGCGCGCATCACCTGCGCGTCGGTGACGGTCTCACCGGTGTAGGTGAGAACGTCGTCGGCCTGGGCCCAGGAGTTCGTCGCCACGTCAGGGCTTCTTCTTGGCCATGCCGGTGACGTTGATGTTCGGGTACTTCTTCGCCACGGCCGCCTTCACATGGGCCTGCTGTGCTGGCGTGCCGTTCTGCGCGACCCGGGCCAGGGCGTTGCGAGCGTGGGCGGCGTCGTCGATACGGTACTGCTTCCCGGGCAGCGCGAAGCTGGCTGGCGACATCTTGGCCCGGCCGGCCTTGGTGTTCCGCTTGGCGTTGGTGGACGCCGGCAGCTTCGACGCCTTCGACGCGCTCTTCGCGGCGCTCTTCTTGGCGGCCATCAGTCCTCCTTGGCCGGCGGCTCGACGGTGCCGCCTGCCGGGACCGCGGTCTCCGGGCCGTGTTCGCCGGTGACGGCCGGCGCTTGCTCGGCCTGCTGGCGGTCTGCGGCGGCCGCGGCGATGTCGTGCTGGGTGATGGTCGTGCCGGGGTCGTGGTCGACGATGGCGGGCACGACCGGCACCTGATAGGTGAGGTCGGTCCAGCGGGACCGCGGCCCGTTGTCGTGTTCCTCGGTGGAGACGAGCACCACGTCGCCCTTGGGGTGCAGCCCGCGCTGCACCGCTTCCTGGATGACGCCGCCGGCGTTGGCCAGGTGCCACGGGTGGTCGTCGGCGATGCCGATGGCGCCGACGGAGAACTTCTTGGTGAATACGCCTTCGTCAGTGGGCTCGGGGGTGCGGTGTTCGATCTCGCCTTGCACGTCGCCGTCGAGCGCGGGGTGCTGGACTCGGGACGGCTCGACCGGCAGGTCGGGCAGCTCCGGCTCCGTGTCGATCTCGGTTTCGTCGGCCGCGGTGTCTTCGGGCTCGGGTTCGGCCGGCGCAGGTGTGTCGGCGGCCGCGGGCACGGTGGCGCGCTCGGCGGGCTGCGTGGTCTCCGGGGTGGGTTCGGTCATCGCCGGCTCCTGACTGTGATGGGTGGATGGTGGGCACGGGCTTCGGGACGCGCCGTGCCCACCGGTCTGGCCGGCGTCAGGAGCCGGAGTTGTCCTCGAGGATCGACACCGCGTTCTCGTGGCCCAGGGCGAAGCCGCGCCGCGCGCGCATCTTCAGGATCGATTCGTCGGTCAGCGCCGACAGGCCGTTGCGGCCGTCGATGAACACGCTCTCCGGGCCCGAGCGGATGCCGAGCAGCAGGAAGGACGGGACCGTCAGCATCGCCAGCGGGTTGCCGGTCGGCTTGGCCGTCGGGGCCGCGGACGTCTTCGCGCCCAGGGACCACTTCACCGGGTAGCCCATGATGTAGTCGGGCACGTTCTGTGCGCCGCCGGCGGTGCCGTTGCTGGACTCGTTGAAGATCGGACGGTTGTTGCCGTCCTTGATCCCGCGCAGCTTCTTCTTGAAGTTCGGGTGGCAGATCCACAGGGCCTGCTCTTCGTCCCAGTAGTCGCCGGACTCGACGATCGACGCGACCGAGGACAGCAAGTCGTAGGTGGTGCCGCCGGTGCCGGTCTTGGTCAGGTTGGTGTTGGCGGTGTAGCCGGTGTTCGAGTCGGACTGGGTGAGCTGGTAGTACACCGAGTCGAACGCGCAGCCGCTGGTACCCTTCGCCGCCGTCACGGCCAGACAGGCATTGTCCAGGCCCTTGGCGTAGGCGGTGCCCCAGTCGGTCATCTTGGTGTTGATGATGTCGGCCAGGGAGTCGTCGATGTCCTCCTCGGCGATCCGGACGGCCTTGCCGAACTTCTGGACGCGCAGCACCACGTCGTCGTTGGTGTTGGTGTCCTCGCCGTAGGTGCCGCCCTTGGCGATGATGTCGACGTCGACGCCGCCGGAGCGCGGGGTGGAGCGGGTCTGCGACTTCATCGGGACCCGCTGGGCGTAGGCCTCGATGGCGGAGGTCTGCCGGACCTTCTGGATGACGTCGGAGCCGAATTCCTCGGGGATCCACGCGTCGAAGTTGTCGCGGGCGCCACCACCGGCGGAGCGGATCGGGGTGCCGTTGCGGCGCCAGCCGATGATGTCGCCGGGGTCCACGTCCTGGACGCGCGGGTCGAACAGTTCGAGGTCGGGGTGAATCAGGGAGGCCACGTCGGTGCCCTTTTCGTGTGATGGGGTTCGGGTCTGGCCTGCGCCCCATCACGGGCACGCCGGTCGTGTTCGGATGACCGATCACCGGTTTCGTGCTGGCCGCGCACCATGTGCTGCGGCCTCATCAGGCAAGGTAGGGGCCCCGTCAACAGGGCCCCGACCGTTTTTCAGCTGGCGCGGCTACGGCTGCCGAGGATCTGTTCGGCGTAGCGCTCGCCGGTGGTCTTCGGAGCGGGCCGGGCGTTGTTCTTGCCGGCGGCGTCCAGCCGCGGGGCGCGGACCTTCGTGACCGGGGCCGGTTCGTCCTTCTTGAACAGCTCCGGGAACGCGTCCTTGATGCCGTCGATCTGGTCGTCGAGGCCGGAGACTTCGCCGTCCTCGTCGATGTCGATGTCGTCGAGGTCGAGGGTCCGCAGCAGCTTCTTGATTTTGGCGTCGCTGGTGTCGGTGAGCCCTGCGGCCAGCAGCGCGGCCTTGGCGGCGGAGTTGACGACGACCGGCTTCAGCTTCTTCTCCGCGGCCGCCGCCGCCTCCTCGCGGGCTGCTTCGAGCGCGGCTTCGGCCTCATCCGACGACGGCTTCTTCGTGGCCGTCTTCAGTTGCGTGGTGAGCTCGCGGGCCTGGGCGCGGGCGGCCTTGGATGCGGCCCGCTCCTTGTTCAGCGCCTCGGTCAGCTTGTCGATGTCCGACTGCTTGTAGGCCTTCTCGGCGGTCTTGGCCGCCGTAGGCTTCGGCTTCTCCTCTTCGGCGTCGTCGCTCTCCTCGGCGTCGTCGGTCTCGTCGTCGTCGGCCGCGCCGCCGGCGCCGCTGCCGCCTTCCAGGTCGATGCCGGTGTCGTCGTCGTCATCGTCTTCGGCGCCGCCGGCCTGGACGCGAACGGGCTTGGTGCCGTTGCGCACCCAGCCGATGATGGTGCCCGGTTCCGGGCGGTCGCTCGTCACGAGCGTCATGCATGCCTCCATGAGGGTCGGCGCCTACAGCATCCCGATGAGCTGGAGATCACCCGTGCTGGCACCGTAGTCAGCGTGTCGACGGGGTCCGCCGAGACGGCGCGGCTGGGACAGCGCGGGTGGTGAACCGGCCGCGCCGTACCGCGGCGCGGGCGTAGGCCTGCACGGTCGCGGGTGCGTTGACGCCGCGGTTCAGGAGCCGCTGTGCCGCGCGGACACGTTCGGGCCCGGATTCGCTCGGCAACGACCAGCCCTTCAGGACGGAGCGCTGGGCTTCGCGGCGCAGTGCCGCCGGAAGGTCGACGGCGCCTGCTACCGATCCTCTCCACACCGCGGTGCGGCATCGGCAGTGCGGGTGGATGGGCGGGGAATAGATGGGTCCGGGTGGCCAGATCCGCGGCTTGGCGGTGAACGCTGCGGCGTGTGCGGCGTCGAACGACTGGCCCGGATCGGCCACGCGCCCGGACAGTCCCAGGCATGTGAGACAGGCGTCCGGCTCGGCGATGAGCAGCCGCTGCGCGTCCAGGGCGTCGGCGACCGCGGCGATGCCGGTGTTGGCGGCACCGTTGACGGCCTGGACGGTGGCGGCTTGGGCGTCGTTCGCGGCACGGTGCGCCTTGGCAAGCGCGGCGGCAACATCCGAGAACGCCGGGCCCGCAGTGTTCAGTGCGCCGTCGGCATCGGCGATGCGCTCGGCGACGGCCGCGGGCAGCCCGGCGATCGCGCGCAGGGTGGTGTCGTCCAGGCCTGCATCGACGCCCGCGGTATTGGTGCCCGTTTCGCGACCAGCTTGGGTGATGCCGAGATCCAAGGCGCGGTTCGCGTAGCTGCGCAGTACGTCGCTTCTGCCGGCGGGAACGTCCGCGAGCTCACGGCGGATCGCGGCGATGACCTGCCCCTGCCGGATCGGGTCGGCGGCGGCGTCCAACGATCCGAACGCGGTGATCCAGGCGGTGGCGGCACGGCGCTGGATCCGGATCAGCCGGGCACGCAGCGGCAGGGCAACTGCGCGGGCGGCCAGCTGCTCCAGCGCGTACAGCTCGGCGGCGTGCAGCGCGATCTGCGCCGCCGTCGGCTGCTGCGGCTGCGCGGCGGCCGCGGTGCTACTCGGCGGCGGGGGTGGCGGGGACGGCACCGGCGGCGCCCTGCTTCGGTGGCGCGGGCGGCGCCGGGAACACGATCAGCGGCTTGTCGTCGTCGACGCCCGGCACCGGCAGCTCCGGGGCTGTCGGCTCTTCCTCCGGTTCGTCGATGCGGGCCGCGTTCACGGCCTCGCCGACGACTTGGGAGATCAGCACCTGGACCTGTTCCTCTTGCAGGATCCCGAACCCGAGTGCGGCACCCAACGCCTGCAGCGCCTGGCCGATCTTCAGGAGCATGTCGACCTGGACGGGCAGGTCGTCGTCTCCGTCGCCGAACCACTCCTCGATCTGCTCGGAGGTGTAGCCGGCCTCCAGGAACGCCTGCCGGACGGGCAGGCCGGCCTGCAACTTCACCATGAGGGTCTGCCAGCCGTTCTCGTCGTCGACGGTGGCCGGGGACTTCCAGTGGATGTCGACGTCGGCGTCGTCGATGCCGAGGATCAGCAGCGCGAACTCGAACAGCTCAGACCAGGTGTCGCCGTAGTACTGCTGACGGTCCTTGATCTTCTTGGTGAACGGGGCTTCCATCGCGCGCAGCGCCTCACCGGAGATGGGGGCGCCGGTCGGGTCCAGCCGGGTCAGCGGCGTGTCGGTGATCAGGCCGCCGAACCGCAGGTACAGGGTGAGGGGGTCGGTGAACACGGTGGGCTGTGCCTGGTCGAACTGGCCGACTCCCTTGACGCCTTGGAGCCACCAGACGCTGCCGGCGTCGGCGGACAGCTGCGACTGGGGGTCGCCGGGGCGGGAGGTGGCGCCGGTGTCGAGGGCGAACTGGAATTCGTCCTCGTCGCCGGCGGCGAGTTCGGAGGAGTCGGTGTCGCCGTCGGACAGGGCATAACGCTGGGGGAAGGCGTTGTAGTCGACGCCTGCCATGTGCGACAGGATCAGTTTGCGGATGGCGTCTTGGACGCCGTAGAAGCCTTCGTGTTCCGGGGTTCCGTAGGGGTCGTCGTTGCGGAAGTGGAAGACGGGGATGACGCCGAACGGGTTGGTGCGCGGCCAGCCGGGGCCTTCGTCGACGTCGGCCGGGTCTGTGGTGCCGCCGATGTCGCTGTCAAAGAACGGGATCATGTCTTCGGCTTTGGGCCGGGTGATGCCGGGCTTGGACCAGTACTTCTCGATCCGGTCCGGGTAGTACAGGTCGACGCGGACCCGCTTCTGCGCGGTGAGAACCCACTGCTTGACCGCGAAGGCCTTGCGCATGGGGTTCTCGGGGTCGTAGAAGACGCGGCAGGACCGCGGGGAGTTGTAGAAGATGTCGACGTTGCGGATGCCGTCGGCGTCGGGGTCGTCTTCGGGCGAGGGCCACACGATCACGTAGGCGTCGCCGTACTTGCCCGCGTTCCGCATGATCGTCTTGGATTGGCGGCTCAGCTTGTTGTCGCGCCACAGGTCGTCGATCAGCGTCTGTGCGCCGGCGGTCGCCGACGTCACCGCGGCGATCTCCAGCCGTTCGGTGACGGCCTCGACCGGCTTTTTCGCGAAGTTCATGCGGAAGGCCTGGCCGGTGCGGGCCATGGCGCGGCGCAGCCGGATCGAGGCGTTGGCCTCGGCACGGGTGCCCTTGTAGTACTGCTCGGCGGTCTCGTAGGGGCCGTCGGATTCGGCGAGTTCGGCCAGCGCCAGTTCCAGGTCCGACGACGGTTGCGTGCCGCCGTAGTCGGGCATGGCGCCGGCGCCCGGGATGACGTCCGAGACGGATCCGTCGGTGATCGACAGCAACGGGCCTTCCTCCCTGCAGGGTCAGGCCCAAGGTAGGAACGGCGTCTACAGGGGATCAGTCGTCATCGTCGTCGTCGGAGTACTGCGGCTGCTTGCTGGCGGCCTTGGTTCGGCGCCGCACGGGCGGGATGAACACGTCCACGCCGGTTCCGATCGCGTCGACGAGGTCGTCGTGGGCGCCCTTGGGGAACGCGACCATCTGCTCCTCGGCGGCCAGCAGCTCCTGCTCGTGCACCACCTGCGGCAGCTTCGCAACGTCCTCGATCTCGGCGACGACTTTCCCGCCGGCGATGAGCGCGCGCGGCCTGGTCTGGTATCGCTCCAGTAGCCGGGCCGCGCGGACTTCCTTCGGCTCGGACTGGTGCTTGGTCTTCACCGGCACCGGCATGCCCTTGAGCACCATGTTCTTCCACAGCGCCGCGCCCTGGTTGGTTTCGACAACGATGCCGCGGATCTCCGGGTACTCCTCCAGGACCGCGAGCACCCAGGCGCGAAGCGGGTCGCCGGGCTGGACGCGCCGGGCCCACGCGGCCCGCACGACGCAGCGGCGGTGCGGCTTGGAGTAGGCGACCACGGCCATGGCGGTGAAGTCGGAGCTGCTCTTGTCGGTGACCGCGGGGTCAATCGACAGCAGCGCGTGGGTGAGCGCCGGCACGGTGGCGTGGGTGACGTCGCCCTCGGTCCAGTAGACGCCGTCGCGGCCCAGCGGGTCGTTGTCGTAGTTGAGTTTGTAGGAGCGGGTGTGGCGGATCTCTTTCAGGAACGCCAGCGGCCACTTCGCCGGCCACAGGGAGCGTTCCTCGCCGGTGACGTCGTCTCTGAGGATCGCCTTGTAGTGGTGGACGCGGATCTTCTCGTCGACGACCCACTTCGCGGGTTCCTCGCGGGGCCGGGTCTTGGTCTTCACGAGGTCGTGAATGATCGAGCCGGGCATGGTGACGGTGCCGGCGATGACCACCCTCGCCCTGATGTTCAGCGGCAGGATCGCGTTCTGGACCGTGGCCAGCCGCTTAGCCTTCTGGTGGTCGCTGTAGTTCGACTCGTCCGGCTCGATGTCGTCCAGGATCAGCAAGTCCGGGCGGCGGTGGCCGACCTTCATACCGAGGGTCTTGGCGTCGACGCCCTTCGCGCCGAACACGAACCCCGACTTGGTGATCAGCAGGCTGCGGTTGTCGGCTTCGGTCGAGCCGGATGGGCGCCGGCGGGCCGTGCACAGGTCGGGGAAGTCGCCGCGCAGCAGCTCGTTCGTGTCGAGTTCGTGCTTGAAGCTGAGCAGGTGCATCTCGGCCTGGGTGCCGGAGTCGGCGAACGCCGCGATGAACTTCTTGTGCCCGAACGCCGCAGCCCAGATCGGCAGCACCAGAAACAGCCACGTGGACTTGCCGGCGTCGCGGGGACAGACGTAAGCGTCGCGATCGGACTGCGGTTCGGTGGTGGGCAGCGCCCACTCTTTCGCGGCGTCGGCGAGTTCTAGGTGGAACTCCGACAGGGTGATCTGGTCGGAGGTCTCCGGTCCGCGCAGGTGATGCGGCAGGTAGGTGAGCGCGAACAGCAGCGGGGAGAACTTGCACACCAGCTTGCGGGACTCGGCGTTCAGGAGCATCTCCGGCCGGAACGCCGGAGCGGTCGGGCCGGTCACACGCCGGTCTGCTCGCGCCGCGCCTTGATCGCGGCTTCCTGCGCTTCCGCCGCCGCCTTCGCCTCGGCGATCATCGCTGCGGTGGCGGGGTCCACCTGGGCGCCCTCGCTGACGGTGGCGTCGACCTTCGTCGGCGCGTCAGTGCCCTGTACCTTGGCCAGCCGTTCGGCCCAGCCGCGGATCTGGCCCCAGGCCTCGACGGCGGTCCGCGGCTGCTTGTGGTCGCGGGCGATGAGCAGCAGGTCGTCGATGGCGGCGTGCGCGAGCTCGGTGGCCTCGGCGCGGTGTAGCTCGACCTGCTTGGCCGGGATGGATTCGAGCGCGTCGAGGTAGATCTCGTGGGCGCGCTGCAGGGACACTCCGAGTTCGGCGCCGATCTCGGCGTAGGTGACGTTCTGCCGGCGCAGCTCGACGACGCGGGCTCGCCGCTCGGCGGTCTTCTCCCTGGCTTCCGGTGATCGCGTCGTTGCCATTCAAGGGTTCCTGTTCAGGAGTGCCACGGTCCCGATCTTGTGGCGTGGTTTTCAGTGTCGCGGGGGTTTCAACGGCTGTTGTCTCGGGCGCCGTCGGTTCCAACGGGACCGCCTGCTTCGTTGTCTGTTGGCGGCGTGCGCGGTGATGGTCTTGACCGGCTGCGGAGTCTGGGGGCGACCACCAGCTTCGGGAGCCTCATGACGACAACGATTTTCGGGCCGGACATCTCGTCCTTCCAGCAGGGCCTGAGTTTGGCTCGGCTCGCGCAGGCCTCGTTCGTGATCGCGAAGACGACCGAGGGCACGTACTACACCGACGCGGACTATCAGGGCTGGCGTGCTCAGGCGGCGCTGCTTCGCAAGCCGTTCGTCTGGTATCACTTCCTGTCCGGGGAGCCGGCAGCGGCGCAGGCCGCGCACACCGCGGCGAACGTCGGCGACCTGGACCTGCCGGGGATGCTCGACTTCGAGCCGGAGGGTTCCTTTCATCCGACGCTGGCCCAGGCGATCGCCTACGTGGATGCGGCGCTGGCGGAGGGGCTGAATCTGCGGCTGGTGTATCTGCCGCACTGGTATTGGCAGCAGCTGGGGTCGCCGAGCCTGCAGGCGTTCCGGGACCGGAAGCTGCAGCTGGTGTCGTCGGCGTATCCGGGCGGTACCGGGGCGCCGTCGGCGATCTACCCGGGGGACGGTGCGGCGGGGTGGGCCGGCTACGGCGGGATGTATCCGCTGCTCTACCAGTTCACGAACCAGGCGTCTGACGGCGGTAAGCCGCTGGACTACAACGCGTTCCGCGGTACTACTGCGCAGCTGCTCGCTGCTTTGGCACGGCCGTCGACGACGCCCGCGCCGACTCCTGCACCATCATTCAGTTCGGATCCGGAGGACGATCTCATGCCCGCTTTCGCCACAGGACAGATCAACGCCGGCGCGGACGCCGTGACGGTGGTGGGTACGCCGGCGCCGAACACCAGCACGGCCGGCTGGGGGCGCGTCTGGCTTTCGTTGGCCTCGGACTTCGGGGACGCGCACGTGCGGGTGGCTGTGTGGACGCACGGCGAGGGCTGGTCGCACATCTTCGAGGACGTGCTGGTGGCGCAGTACGGCGACCGGGCGAACCCGCTGAACGGGCCGTTGCCGGACGGCGCCCAGAAGATCAGCATCAAGCGGTTGCCGGGCAGCGAGAACCTGCCGATGGCGTACCTGCTCGAGGCGATGCACAAGTGAGCGCCTGGTCGAAGTATGTCGCCGAGATGGAGCGGGAGTTCGGCTCGGTCTGGCGCCGCTATCACGTGGCCGCGCAGCTGGGCCGGCTCGCGTCCGGTGTGGTGGGCAGCGTGCTGTGGACGGTGCTGCACGGCAGTGTCCACGACTGGACGGGGCTGGTGCCGGTGGTTTCGGGGGCGCTGTGGGCGACGCTGGCGCAGGTGTTCCCTCAGGTGCCGTGGCTGCTGGTGCGCAGCCGTTTCGGTTCGGGGCCGGACAAGGCGCCGGGCGGCGCGGGCACTCCCGGGGCCGGGCCGGCTGAGCCGCCGCCTGTGGTGACGGGCTGAACGAGATCACGTGTGCGCCCAGCGCGCGGAATGGGGTGCACTGTGGCTGAGGAGCCGATGAGTGCTGGCGAGATCCGGAGCCGTTTCGAGAGCGTGGCGCAGCGATTCGGTGACGTCGATAAGCGGCTGGACCGGATGGCGCCTCTGGATTTGGTGGCCAGCGAGAACGGTCACCTTCGCGATCAGATCGCTGATGCCCGGTTGCACGCCAAGGAGCAGATCGTCGAGGTGGATCGGGCTTCTCGTGAGCGTGATGAGGATCTGGAGAAGACCGCGATGGCGGCTGTGAAGAGCGTGGCGGATGCGGGGGCCGCGGCGCGGACCGAGTTGACCGCGGCGGTGGCTGAGGTGAAGCGGGACAAGCAGACGACGTGGGGTTGGGTTCTGCAGGTCATCGGTTTCGCTGTTGCGATCGCTGCGGCTGTGATTGCCGCGAGGGGAATCCACTGACATGTCCGTTGCGAAGCTGAAGGCCTCTGCGGCGTTGTGGTGGGGGCGGGCGCGGGCGCACTGGGGCCGCGGGCTGGTGGCTGTGCTGTTCGTGGCGTTTGCGGTGTTCACGGTCAGCAAGCTGTATGCGGCGTCGGGGCAGCTCGACAGGCAGTCGAACATCATTTCTGGGTTGTCCACGGGCTTGTCGGGGGCCCAGTCGCAGCTGAAGGCAAACGGCATCCAGCCTTCTCAGCCGGCGCCGGCGCAGATCATCGCTCAGGCCGGCCCTCCTGGTCCGGCTGGCCCGTCAGGTCCTGGGCCGTCGGATGCGCAGGTGCAGGCGGCGGTGCAGGCGTATCTGCAGCAGCACCCGATTGCGGGGCAGCCGCCGACAACTGATCAGGTGGCGGCGGTGGTCGCGGTGTATCTGGCGCAGCATCCGCCGGCGGCGGGTCCGGCCGGGCCGGGGCCGTCTGACAGTCAGATCCAGGCGGCTGTGGCGGTGTGGGAGACGGCGCATCCGACGGTGGGCCCGTCTGGCCCGTCGGGGCCGCCTGGTCCTTCCGGGTCTCCCGGGCCGTCCGGCGTCGGCGCGACCGGTCCGCAGGGCGAGCCGGGTAGTCCTGGCGCCCCGGGTCCGTCGGGGCCGGCCGGGGCGTCCGGTCCGGCGCCGTCGGGGTGGGTGTATGTGGAGACGCCGCCGATCGGGAATCCGAAGACACACACCTGCGTGCCCTCGACTGCGGGCCCGTCGCCGTACTACTCGTGTAGCTGAACAGTCGAAAGCGGCTTCACCCTGCGGGGTGGCGCCGCTTCTGTCGTGTCCGGGCTTGCGCCCGCTGTACGAACGTTCGATGATCGCGGCGTGCCCCGCGATGCCCAGCTGATCCCGGCCCCGCCGCCGCGGTGGCCGAAGCAGGATCCGGCCGGCCGCGGCGCGATCTGGATCCGCATTGCCGGCCGCTGGCTGCCTGGCCACGTCCAGCGCTGGTACCGGGTGCCGCCCGACGGCTGGGGCTGTTGGGTGACGTACCACGCCGACCCGGAGCACCCGACGATCGCGCCGGAGTGGGGCCACTTCCGCTACGACCCGGAGGCGATCCTGGACCGGAAGGCGTGGCCTCAGCCGCCAGCGGAGTCCTGAGCGGCCAACTGCTCTCGCGCCTCCTTCGACGCCGCCGCGTCTAGCTTGAGCCGGTTCGGGCCGGGCCGTAGCGCCGGATGCCGGTTGATCGCGACCGCCAGCTCACTCATCCGCTGGTGCATTGCATTCCAGGCGTCGCCGGCGAGAGTCGGGAGGTCGCGCTCGGCCGTGTAAAAGTCGAGCTTGAGCGCGATCAGGTCGGCGGGGATCTCGGTGTCGGACACGCGCTGATCATGCCAGACACCCCGACGCCCGGCCGCATGGTAGGCGGCCGGGCGTCGGGGTGTCAGCGTGGTGTCATCAGTTTCCGCAGCCGCCGCCGGTGCCAGCGCAGTTCCCAGACGTGGATGCGGTGCCGCCAGCCGGCCTGCTCGTAGGACCCTTGCAGGGCGCGCAGCTGGCGGAGGATCCGGCCGGCGTCGCCGCCGAGGTCAGTTGCGGTTGCAGTCCTCATCGGTCACCTTCCGGGACTCCGAGACCAGATCGGGCCGCGTCATCGGGCCGCCGCCGGTCTCGTCCCAGCCGATCGTCACCCGTTCCCGCCACCAGTCTGTCGTGCAGTAGTGGGTCGTGGGGAACAGGCTACCGGCGCCGTTGGTGCCGCCGCCGGAGGTTGCCGAGGACGTTTCGGCCGTGTACGGGCCGCCGAGGGTGAAGGCGTGTTCCAGGTGCGTGGATATGCGCAGCCGGTCCACGCCGACGCCGAGCTTCGCGCATTTCCACTGGACCTGGCCGGCGATGCCTTCTTTGCTGGCGGAGACCAGGAACGTCGCCGATCCGCTCTGGCTGAAGCCGAACCAGACCTTGCAGCCGTCGAAGTCGTCGCTGGTGTGGACGTGTCCGCCGTCGCCGGCATCGCCGGCCGCCGCGGTGGAGCTCGGGGCTACGGCGACCGTCCCGCCGGTGGTTCCTCCCGAGCTGCCGCCGGAGGATCCGGAGCCGCCGCCGGCGTCGCTGCCGCTGGTGCTGCTCTGGCACGCGGCCAGCCCGGTCGCCAGGACCGCGGCGGCCGCCAGTGTACCTATTCGTGTTCTCACTGTTCCCCCTGGTTGTTGCCGGTTTCATGCCGGCGGTTGTCGTGGTGGTGGCACTACAAAAGGGCGTCGACGCCCGGCCGCGGTACCGGCCGGCTTCTCCTACCAGTGCAGAATCCAGCCCTTGCAGGTGAAGCATGGGACTTGCGCCTTGACCTCGCGTCCGCCTTTCTGCTGCACCGTGACGATGACGCTTCCCTTGTTCCCGCACGGCGGGCACACCAGCGAGTCCCACCGGTCGGGGGCGTTCTGGCCCGGGCCGTGGTTCGGTACCGCCCACGAGTGCGAGCACGGGGCGATCCCGATCACCGTTTTGACGCGGCCTTTGCCCTGGGTGAGCGGGCGTGTCCCCTTTCCGCGGCACCAGTCGCAGCCGAGCCGTTGCAGCCCAACGGCTTTGCGCGGCGTCGGCATCCGCGGAACCCCGGACGTGGACCCGGCCATCTGGCCGCCCGGTCCGCGCTTGGACTTGCGGGCCAGGTTCGGGTTGGTGCCCGCAGCCGTTTTCGCCGCCGAGGCCTTCCCCATGGGGGCGGTCCGGCCGGCGCGGTCCGACTTGCGCTTCGCGGCGCGGGCCGCACTCCGCTTCGCGCGGTCCGGCTCGACCTCGCCCGGGCGGTAGGTGCGGGCCTTGCGGCTGCCGTCCAGGCGCCAGCCCTTCTTGGTGCGGCGCATGCCGCGGGACGTCACTTCGCCGGTGCGCGGATTGCGGCTGGCCGAGGCGACCATCCCAACGCCGAGCCGACGCTTGAAGCCGCGGACCGGGTGCGGGTGGTTGCGTTCGGGGCCGAACAGTATGCGCAGGGCAACGCGGTGCGGCGCCCACCCCGAGGACTTGCGCCGCCCCATCACGCCTCCTTCGACCGCGGGGCCGGGACCGTGCACACGAAGCGCTCCGAGCGTCCGTCGGCGTCCCGCTCGGATATCGCACCCAGGTGAGCCTTGAAGGCGGTCAGCGCCGTAGTGCAGCGGTCCCGGGATCCGAACGTGGGCAGCCGGTAGGCCATGAGCTCCTTCACCGTGGCCGAGCCCATCGAGCAGAACAGGGCCCAGATGTCCCGGAACTCCGGCTCAACCTCGGTCTTGTCCGGGTAGCGGGGCGCACTGACGTCGCGCAGCCGCGGCGGCGAGGATGGGCTGCCGGTGGTGCGCTGGCCGCCGCCGGGGCCACCGGGGTTACGGGGGTCGCAGCGGCCGTTCAGGATCGCCTCCATCGCCACGGCAGTGCGCTCGTCCAGAGCCGGCCGGTCGTCCTCGTGTTCCTCGATCACCTGCATGATCCGCTCAGGGGTGATCATGTAGCCGCGTCCGACCGACGGCCGCGGGTATTCCGGGGTGCGGGGCCGGAACATCCCGGACAGTGGCAGCGTGGTCTCGTCGGCGCGCCAGCCGTCGCCGTGGGCGCCCTGGCCGAGGATCACGTTCGTCTGCGTGGCCGAGCGGGTGCGGTAGCAGGCGACGTTGGTGAACTGCCCGGACCCGTCGGTGGTGTCGCCGAGGGCCTTGCCCGACGGGGACTGTGTGGCGGCGATGATGTAGATGCCCAGGGCCCGGGCGACCTGCATGAGCCGCAGCCACAGCTCGAACAGGGTCTTGTCCAGGCGCATCATCTCGGCCAGCTCGTCCATCAGCAGCACGATCGCCGGGCCGTGGCGGTTCGGGTCCCACTCCTTCACCGGCTTGCCGGTGCGCTCCCGCTCCTCCTTCAGGATCTGCCCGCGTTCCTCCATCGCGGCGCCGAGCGCGCGCAGCAGCAGCGCGGCATCGTCAATGCCGAATGCGGCCCGGTAGGCGACCCGCTCATACGGGCCGAGTTCCAGTTGGCCCGGCTTCAAATCCATCAGCACCATGACGGCGTTCTTCATCGACGCGACCGCGCAGGCGATGACGTTGACCCCGATGGATTTCCCGCCGTCGGTGATTCCGGCGTACAGGGTGTGGCGGCCCTTGAGCCGGAAAGCGATCGCTTCCAGGGCTTCGTCGATACCGATGTTCACCGGCTGCGTAATGTCGTCGGTATTCGGGCCCGGCCACATATGGACTTCGTCGAGGGCGGATTCCTCGCCGTCGGTGACACGGATTTCCCACCGGTTCCCGATCGCGGTGGGGATGATCTGCACGGCCCGGCATTTCAGGTTGTTCCGCAGGGTTTCGGTGCGGGCCAGCAGCCACCGGTAGCTGATGTTCTTGGAGTCAGGCGTGTAAATGTAGGTCATCCACGCGTCTTCTCCGAGGCGGCGGATCACGTCGACCTGGATGGGTTCGACGGCGATGGAGGCGAACGCGGCGTGCAGTCGCGCCGCCTCATCGGACAGGGTGCCGATGCCGGTGCCGACGGGGGTGCCGACGGCAAGCGCCGGGGTGCCGACGGGCGCCGGCGGCATCGGCGCCGCGGCGGCGGCCTCCATCCAGTCGACGGCGGCGTCGGCGGCGGCCTGCTTGGTGTGTCGGCGCCAGCCAATGGAGCCGAGGGTGCCGACGGCGCCGAGGAGGAATGAGGCCATCGCCGAGATACCGGAGAAGCCGGCGCCGACGGCGGCGGCGCCGGAGAATCCGACGAGGGAGCCGACGAGCAGTCCATGGGTGAGGTGCCGGTCTGCTTCGTTGCCGTGGAAGTGGTGCGCGAGCCAGGATCCGACCGGGAACAGGCCTCCGCCTCCGAGGAACGGCAGCATCAGCCAGATGTGGTTCGGCTCCAGGTTTGCCCACCAGCCGCACGCCGAGTAGCCGACCGTGGTGAGTGCCGGCCACAGATGGTAGTGGCCGATGATCTCCACGATCTGCGGGTGCGGACGCGGCAGGTGGCGCTGGTCGTGCAGCGCGGCGATGTGCAGCGGCATCGGGGCGTAGGCGGGGTGCTGGCCGTGGAAGGCGACAGCATCAGCGCTGTGAGCTGGGATAATACTGCCTTCGTAGATCGTGCCGCTCGGGTGACGCGACACGGCAGGCGCGTCGGGGACGGGTTGTATCTCCGACCCGGGCCGGGAAAACGGGCCCGGCAGCGTGTCGTGTCGTGTGTCGTGTGTCGCGTCGAGGCTCACCGGTTCACCGCCTCGCGCTCGTCAGCGTCCCAGGGCGTTGCGTTGTGGAGCTCTTCGGTGGCCTTGCGGACGTCGCGGGCGCGGGACTTGCCGAGGGTGCCGAGCCCTGCGCGCTCGATCGCGTCGGCCAGCTGCGGCGCGTTGGGCTCAGCGCCGTGGGTGCCGATGTGGGCCCGGTAGAGCGGCAGGGCGGCGGCGGCCCACTGGTCGATGTTGCGCTTGGCGGCGGCGCCGGCAGTGGCCATGTCGATGACGTCGGCACCGCGGTCGGCACTTCCATCGGCGCCGGTGCCGACGGGTTCGTCGGCGGTCGGCGCCGCCGTCGGCACTTCGTCGGCGCCCCGGTCGGCACCCGTCGGCGGTGCCGATGGTGCCGTCGGCGCCTTCGTCGGCGCCTTCCTTGTCGGCGCCGATGGCTTCTCGTCGGCACTCTGCGCGGTGCCGATGGAGGCGCCGTCGGCACCGCTGCCGGAGGCGAGCGAGTGCAGATGCAGGAGCCGGTCGACGATGAACGGCGGCAGGGACAAGATCACAACGAGGAGGGCGATCGGCACCCAGGTGGGCAGCATCGCCCCGGCGAGCACGAGCACGTGATAGGCGAAGTTACCGCCGACCGACAGATACAAGGCGTGGCGGGCATTCCGCTTCGCAGCGCCATGCGCGGGATGTGCGGCCGGGACGAGATTCCCGAACTGGATGCTGGTGATGGCGTATCCGTCCAGGCACGCCGGCAGCAGCCACGCGAGATAGACCGGGACCCGGCCGAGCCGGGCGAGATTGAAAAGAGTGGGGGCGGAAAGGGCGGCGGCGCAAAGGCCGGCGAAAGCAACGCCGACGGTGACGATACGGCGTGCCCGATGTGACAGCGCCGGGATCGGGTCGCTGTTCCTGCTGCGCTTCTTTGCCTTACCTTGGGACGTGTCCACGCTGATTCCTGAGATCGCGTGCGGCAAAGGAGCCCGGCCGCCCTTCCCGGCGGTCGGGCTCTTTGGCCCCAAGCCCGGGCCAATCCTAGCTTCGATGGTGGCGGCGGCAGAATTCTGATTCATCAAAAGCTCCATGCGGCGGCCCTTCGCATGAGGGCGGGGGCGGCGCGTACGGGCAGGCATGCGGCGGTTGCGGCGACGCCGGCGGCGAGGATCAGCAGGACGTAGGGGGCGGGGACGGTGGGGTGCGCGACGGCCCACGAGCCGATCCCGGCTGCGGCGAGCCGGCGGCCGTGGAGTGCGGCGAGGTAGGTCAGGCGCAGGGTTTCAACGTCGGGGCAGCCGGGGGCGGCGCCGAGGAAGGCCAGGGTGCCGAATCCGGCGAGGGCGGCGCCGAGCAGGAGCAAAGCGACTGTGACGGTGGTCATGGCTTGGTGTCTCCTCTCGGTGTTGTGCATCTGGCGTGGGTCTTGTGGGTCTGGCTTGTGGATGTGGGGCCCGGCTGTCGCAGGTGGCTTGGGGACCCATCCCTGCGGCGGCCGGGAGTTGGTGGGTCAGCCGCGCTCGCGTGTCTGCTGCTCCGGTTTGGGCTTGGGGGTGCAGCGTGCTTGCCGGAGCAGCAGCTGCATAAGGCCGCCGATCTCGGGCTTGGGCAGCGTGGCGAGTTCGTCGATCAGAACGACTTGCGACACGCTGGCGGACTCAGCGAGTCGAGAGCGCCGTTCGGCCACCAGGCGCAGAATGTCGGTCTGCACGTCAGCGTCGTAGACGACGACAGTGCCGTCTGCGGTAGCGCCAATGGCGAGCTGTTCGTGGTCGGGTCCGCTCATCGCGCACCACCGATCCCGTGCCGCGCGAGGAATCCCACAACGGCACGTCCCGTCTCGGTCAGCGCCACGCCGTTGCCCTCGCATGCCGGGCAGGCGATCCACTTGGGCGGGCAGTCGTCGAGCGCCGCGAAGTAGGCCACGGATCCGCCGGAGTACGGATCGCTCGGAACGTAGTTCGGGCGCAGCGTGTCCATACGCTGCTCCCACTCAGCGAGCGCATCGGTGTTGGGCACGATGCCGTCTTCGCAGTCGGTGCAGGGTGCTTCCACCGAGTTGAGGAGCGCCAGCAAACGGCGGCCATTGCTGGCGCGGCGGAGGGAAGTCTTCATCGCGCACCGCGCTTTCCGTTGACGCGGATGTCGCTGGCCCTGAGGCCGGGCTGGTCCTTCAGGACGTCAACCATTCGGGCGGCGCCTTCGGGGGCGTCGAACCGCTCGGTGACGCGGGTTCGGGTGATGCCGGAGTGCCAGGACACGGTGACCTTCGTGTTGTCGGCGGTCATTGCAGCTCTCCCTTCCGGGGCGTGGAACCCGGCCGCCGCGGCGAGCTTGGGGGCTTCTAGCCGTGGCGGCCGGGGCTTGTGGGTCAGCCGCGGCGTCCACCCGCGCGGGCTCTTGCTGCGGGCGGCGCGGTCCGCTGCGGTCTGCTCGGCGGCGGCCATGTCGTAGAACATCTCGGCGCTGTTGTGCCGGCCCTCGGCGGCGGCCTTGTCGCCGGCCTGGTTGTACGCCTCGGCCTCGCTGGTGTTCTTCTTGAGCAGTGCCATAGTTCAGTCCTTTCGTGGTTGTCCGGCTGTGTTCGGTGACGGCCGGGGGCTTGTGGGTTAGAGCGCGACGCGCTGCGCGTCGCCGATGATGCGGTCGTGGTCGAAAGCGAGGGATCCCGCGGTGGACATGAGCTCGGCGACAGGAACCCACTCGGCCTCGGTCGCGTCGTCGCCGGCGGTCGGTGTCGGCGTGTCCGGAAGGCAGGCGGTGTAGGCGAAGCCGACGTAGCGTCCGCGGGGGTCCCGGTCGGGGTCGGCGTAGACGCCGACGAACTGCAGCTCCTCGGTGATGCTCAGGCCGGTTTCCTCGGCGAGCTCGCGGCGGCCCGCGGCCAGGGTCTCCTCGCCGACGTCGACGTGTCCGCCGGGCAGCGCCCAGCAGCCTTCGTAGGGGTCCCAGCCGCGACGGATGACGAGGACGTGCAGGTCCCCGTCCCGCTGGCCGAACAACACGACGTCGACGACCAGGCGGGCGGTCTCGGGGGTGGTGTCGGTGCTGGTCATGGCTCTCCTTCTGGTGCTGCCGGGTGTGCCGGATCGTCCGGTTATCTTGTCAGCATTCTGCTTGAAAGTTCAGCGTAGACCTCGCCGAAAAACTTGTCCACAGGATGCGTATCCGCCAGAATCGGCCCATGGCCGGCTACCTCAGCACCTCCGACGTTGCGACGCTGCTCGGGGTTCAGTCGTCCACCGTGCGGTTCCTGCGCGCCGAATCCAGGCCGGGCCATCGGTACGCCGCCGACCCCTTCCCGGAGCCGGACCTCGTCATCGCCCGCTCGCCCGCGTGGTCTGAGGACCGCGCGGGCGAGATCTTGGCGTGGAACGAACGACGCCCCGGGCAAGGCGCAGGGGGCGGACGGCCGCGCAAAAACGACCCCTAACGCACCGACGCCCGGACCGGATGGCCGGGCGCCGGGTCCTCAGGCATCGATCCGGCGAGGTCTCGCGGCGGTCGAATCCATGTCCTGCTCGTCGGTGCCGGGCGCATAGGGCCCGCGGAACGGTGTTCCGTCGACAGCGTCGCCGTAGAACCGCAGTGGTCCGAGGTCGTGAATGCGTGTGCCGGCCCGCAGCTGCTCGGCGACCACCTCCAGGTGCCGCCCGTTCAGGCCGCGGGGCATGGGCCGTCGGCCGTCGGCGTACTCGTCGGCGACCGCGGCGAGCTCGTCAAGGCTGCCGGCATACACGGTGAGGTCGCCGACGCGGTTGGTGCGGACGGTCATGAGGCGGTTTCGGCCGCGGCCTGTCGGGTGCGGTGCGGCTGCCATGCGCCGTCAGAGCCCTGACGCAGGTCGATGCTGATGAGCGTCAGGCCCCGGTGTGTGGCCTCCCACGTTTCCTGGGCGACACGGTCGGCGAGTCCCCAGGACGGCTTGGTCTCGTAGGTGTGTTTGGGGTGGACCATTTCGGGGTCCGCGATTTCCCAGGTGTATCGCAGGGTCCATCCGCGGGCGGGTTCGGTAGCTGGAGGTGTCATAGTGGTGACGGTAGGAGTTCGAGGCCTGCGCTGCGACGACGAAAAAGGCGTCATTCCGGCGTCATTTCTGGGTATCGTCAGGCTATGGCACCCAACACCACACTCAAGGCCGTCCGGATGGGCCTGCGCCTAAGCCAGGACGGCTTCGCCAAGGCGATACAAGAGGCCGGCGAGCGCATCGGCGCCCGGAACCAGTGCTCAAAGCGGTTGGTACAGCGGTGGGAGGCCGGCGAGGTTTCGCATCCGCACCCCGAGCACGCGCGCGCCCTGGAGGCAGTGACAGGCCTTCCCGCTGCCAGCCTCGGCTTCGCATGGCCGGTGCCCGACGCACCAATACCGGAGGCAATCCCCGCAGACTCGGCAGGGGCGCTGTCGGGGATCTGGTTGTCGCGGTACGAGTACCACTCGACATCGCGGGATGCCGACTTCCTCGGCTGGCACTACATTGCGCTGGTCCACACCGGCGACCGCCTGCAGGGCCGGTCTCTGCCGGGCTCCAGCAGCAGCGTCTTGCACCTGGACTTCACGGTTACCGGGCAGGTCGCCACCGGCACATGGACGGAACACACGCATCCGACCAGCTACTACTCGGGCGCGGTCTATCACGGCGCGATTCAGCTGCTCGCGGATCCGACGGGCCGGCGTCTGGCCGGGCAGTGGGTGGGCTTCGGCCGGGTCGGCCAGGTGAACACCGGCCGGTGGGAGCTGACGCTGCGGGACAAGTCGCTGGGGAAGGGCGCGCTGGCGCGATGGGATCGGCGGCCGGAGGAGGCGGGGGGTGCGGCTGCGGACGAAACGCGGGACGCGGCGCGGTGACCTACGGCCCTTCGCAAGCGGGGCGCGCTGCGCTTGGGAGATTTCCGGGAGATGATCTTGTGGAAGTTATGTATACCCAAGTATCCACATGTATCTATGTGTCTCGCTAAGTGCCATGTCATTCGGGGCGTCCATAGCCAGTTAGGCGCTGACCAGGGGCGCCCCGCACTATTTTGCCATGTGGGCCGTAGGAAGCAGCAGACCGTAACCCGCATTCAGCACTCGGGAAGAGATGCATCTAGACCGTACGGGTCTGAATATCAAGCGCTGTGCACGAGGCGCAGGCCGCCCTTTTGGGAGACAAACGGGAGACGATCTTGCCGGGCAGCCACTGCGACAAGGTCTGGGCGCTCCCGGCACAGCCGGTCCCACCGCGCCTGAAGCGCGGCCACGATCTCCTGCTCCATGGCCTCGCTCGTGTGCGAGTAGACACCCTCGACGCCCTGGAGCTGATGCCCCATACGCTCCTCGGCGGCGATGCGCGGTGCTCCGTCCTCGTCGATCCACACCTTGTGGCTGTGACGCAGGCCGTGCATGGTGAGGCCCTTCGCACCCTCAACGGCCGGCACCGCGGGCTTGCGGACTTTGCTGCCGTTGTACGTGGCCTCACGACCGTTCACGGCCTCGGAGAATGCCAGCTGACCGAAGCCCGACCGGCGCGGGTGGGCGCCCTTTGCTCCGAGGAAGAGGTGCACCTGATCCACCGGCAGCGTGTCGAGAAAGTCGCGCAGGATAGTCACCAAGAACGGGGGGATCGGCAGTGTGCGGCGGCTGCCGTACTTCGGCTCCTTCTCCTCGAAGCTCCCGTCGTCGTGCTCGACCAGCTGCCACTCGACGCGGACCGCGCCCCGCTCCAGCCAGACGAACTCGCGCTTGAGTCCGACCAGCTCACCCCAGCGCATGCCCGTGAAGGCGGCCAGGACGGCCAGGACGAACGCCCACTCCCCGCGCAGGACGCGCAGGTTGTTCGCCACGCGCAGCACGTCCGCTTCGTAGACCCAGACCTTCTCGGTGTGCGTTCGACGCTTGTAGCGACCGCGGCGCTTGCGCCTCTGCGCGGGGTTGAAGTCGATGAGCCCCTCGTAGACGGCGTCTTCGAGCATCGTGACGAGCAGTCCACGGGTGACGGACAGGGTGTTGGGCTTCATGCCGCCCTCGGCAAGCGCGGTCGCCCAGGCTTCGACCTTCAACGGCTTAATGTCCGCCAGCGGGCGGTCGCCCCAGGCCGGCACCAGGTGGATGCGCAGACGGGTGCGGTAGCGCTCCATGGTCAGGCTGGAGACGTCTTGGGCGTCGATCCAGCGCTCGGCCCAGTCCTTGAACAAGATCTTGCCGCGCTCTGGGTCTTTCCAGATGCCGCGCCGGATATCGGCTTCCTGCTCGCGGCCGTAGTTGACGGCGGCGTCTCGGGTGGCGAATCCGGGCTCTGAGTCCCAGCTGCCGTCGGGGAGTTGGAAGCGGGCCCGCCACGGATAGGGGCCCTTGCCGCGTTTCTCTGCGTAGGCCATCGTCGATGCCTCCTGGGTGTAAGTCGGCTGAACTGCGCCGGGAGAGGGTAAACGCAGTCCATGCCGGCTCTACACGGTACGGCTCGGGATGTCGGTCAGGTACCTGTTCGTCCGCGCCGGACGGGGAAGTTGGTGACGACGCCGAGCGAGGGGTGGCTTTCGTTCAGGGCGTCGGCGCGGCCGGCTTGGTAGCCGAGTTCGAACAGTCGGTCGCCGAGCTTTTGGGGCTCGATGACGATGTACTGGACCAGCCAGACGACCAGGGTCGTACAGGCTGCCGAGACGAGTAGGAGGGTGATGTTCTGCATTGCCCGGCTGGCGGCGTTGCTGTGGTCACCGGTAAAGGCGCAGGTGATGATCCAGGCGCCTGCTAATCCCCAGAGGGTGGCTACCACCCCCCCGTGGAGCCTTCTACAACGTTGGAGACTCGGGACGTTCGTTCGGTTTGAGGTTCCTTCGGACATTTCCCCTCGCTCACCCGTTGACCACTGAGTAGCTGATCGGGCCACCGAGTCAACTCCCGGAGTAAAGGGAGAGTCAAGAGTAAAGGTACTGATCAGGCCTGCTTCCGGCGGCGAGGTTCCTCAGGGTTCTTCCTTCTCTCTCGCAATGCCTGGAGGGTATGGATCAATGCCTCCTTGTCGGCATCGCTGAGAATATTGTCAGCCAAGATTCGCTCCTCCGGCGTGGGGGGCGCCTGCGGAGGCTCCGGCTCACCGTCCAGGCCCACCTCTCCGGGGAGAACCAGCCCGGAAGCGACAAAGAGGTCGCGAGGCGGCAAGCCCAGGGCGGGCGCCACCTTCCGCAGGTTTTCCAGGCTCGGGTCGCCGTCCTCCTGGATCCAGCGCCGTAAAAGGCTGTCGTGGACACTGCTCATCCGGGCGAGGGTCGGAACGTCCAGGTCTCCGTTGGATCGCACATAGTTGGCGACCCGCATCGCTTCCTTGAAGTACGCGGCGAACTGCTGCCGGCGTCTCCGATCCTCATCCGTAAGGGCCACGCGGACACTGTATCGCCCATGCATGTCTGCGTGAAAGTGAACCTCAGACATTAAGACGCAGGTCAAACGTGCAGGCGCCTGAGGCTTCTGGGACATGCATGTCCTGCCGTGACCTGTGTGTTTACGACAGCGCCACCAGCGCGCAACCACGCCCTATGGCACGCATGCACACAGGGCGCCTCTTTCTCATGCGTGCATTCAAGTACACGCAAGTGTTGCGCACGCATGCGTGCTCGCAGTAGTGTCCCGCCATGACGACAGACGCGGAGCCCCTCCGACGCGAACCTCGGACCATCGAGCTCATCGGCGACAAGTTCGAGGTACTCGCGCAGGACTTCGGCTGGATGACCAACGGCAAGTACGACTACGAGCGCATAGCCCACGAGCTGGCCCTTTCCGAGAAGCAGGCGCGCCGGGTGCTGACCGCACAGGCACGCCCGAGCACCACCTTCATCGGAGGGCTGATCACGGCCACCCACGATCTCGTCGGCTTCCGGCGCGTGTTCCGAGTCGTCAACCTCAGCGACCCCATCGGAAAGGTCTAGGAGCGATGACCACCAGCACCGTCAAGGTCTACACGGCCGAACAGGTGGCGGAGATCCTGCGCTGCAACAAGGTGACCGTCTACCGCTGGGCCCGCAAGGGCCTGATCGGGGACGGCCCCCTCGCGGGGCAGCGGATCTACCGCTTTACGCAGAAGCACATCGACGACTTCCTCAGCGGCGCTACCCGGACCGCTGCGGCCGAGGTCGAGAAGCCCACGCGCAACCCCAAGTACGCCGGAAAGTAGCGAGCCCGCGTCCGCGCTAACGGACCGGGCTCAGGACCAGCAAGACCGATTCGAACCGCTAAGCACGAAAGGAACTGGTCACCCATGAGGGTACCGCTCAAGCCCCGCCCGCACGAACAGGGCATCCACCGCACCGACAGCTCGGCCCGCCGCACCGCGGCGCCGTGGCCCGGACGCGAGGCCGACCGCGAGATCAGCTTCGAGGACATCAAGGCGCTGCCCGACCCGGACTGGATCGGCCGCAGCCCCGAGGGCGCCTACGCGCTCGACGCCGAGCTGCTGGAGCCGCTGCCGCTGGCCGACTGGGCGATGTGGCTCGACGCCGAGTGGTTCGGCGTGAGCAAGTCCTGGTCGCAGCTGGCGGTCCGCACCACCGCCGAGCTGACCGGCCTGGAGCGCGACTGGGGCGTGGCGGCGTGCATGCTGACCGCGCCGCTCATCGACGAGTGCGAGGCGTTCGAGGCCGAGCTGAAGGCGCAGGTGGCGTCGTGAAGGGCCCCGAGGACATCCGGACCAAAGCCATCGCCCTGCTCGTGGAGAAGATCCACGAGATCGAGGCCGAGTCCGACCGGCAGACCAAGCAGCACACCGCCGCCATGGCCAGCCCGGCCGCGCTGATGGCCTTCCAGACCTACAGCGACCACCGCGAGGCCGCGGCGCTGAACCACCAGCTGGCGTACCGCTGTGAGCAGCTATGCGAGGAGATCACCGGCGCGCTGCTGTTCGACGAGCTCGACGCGCAGGACGAGACCGCCGAACAGGCCGCACTCGACGCTGGCCAGCACCAGGGCGACAAGATGCGCACCTCCAACGTCCTGCGCGCGCTGGCCGATCAGCTCGACGCTCTTGGCGACCTCCTCAACCATCCGATCACCGTGACGACCTACGACTTTGGCTACAAGCACGAGGTTGCCATCCAGCCGTTCGGCGACGACGACCAGCGCGACGTCGCGCTGGTGTACGCGCTCGCCACCAAGCTGGGTGCCGAGGCCAACGTCCGGACGCTCGACGAGACAAAGGTCTCCGTCCAGTTCGCAACCGAGTTCAGCGGCGTGCAACTCGAGATGTTCTCGCACGCGGACTGCAAGGCTGCGGACAGAGCCGCACACGAGGCGTCCCGCCCGACTCTGGCCGAGCAGTTGCGCAAGTGCGGCGCCGAGCAGGCCGCACAAGACGCTGATGCCGACGCCTTCCACGCCCAGCGCCGCGCCGACGAGGCCGAGGACGGTGCGCTGTGACCACCGCCAGCCTGACCCGGGAGCTCTCCACCACCCCCGCGCACCTGATCACGGCCCTCAGCCTCGCCAACGCCCGGGTCGCCCACGGCCTGACAGCGTACCCGTACAGCATGCAGACCGGCGGCTACACCCTCGACCAGCTCGACGGCGAGAACTGCGGCGCCTGCGGCGGCCAGTTCCGCGCCGGCGGCGTCGACCACCCGGTGTTCCACGAGCAGGTCGCCGAGTGGCGCGTGTACCGGCACGTCATGTGCCCGAAGGCGGGTGCGTCGCAATGACCGCCCTCTACATCAACGGCATCCGCGTGACCCAAAAGGTCGCCGCCGAGCTGCTGGCGCTCGCGCCAGAGTTCCCGGCCGGCTTCACCGCCGACGACGCGCTGGCCGCGATCCGCTCGGTCCTGGCCGCCCACGGCTGCGACCTGACGGCGTGCCTGGCGGACCTGGCGTTCCAGTACGGCGACCACATGGCCGAGACGGCGGC